AGATGACTGGTGATGAAATGAGAAAGCAAGTCATGGAGTGGTATCAGAAGTCTTGTGGCCTAAGGTTTATTTCAGCTGTTTCTACTAATCCTAGTTTTGGTGAGGATGGTTGGGTTCACATTATTAGTCAGTTTGAAGATACTGATGACGATGAGGACGACGAAGACATGTAGCGCATTCCCTTACTTCCTTTCTGGAGTGCACTACGGTCCTGGCTATGACCTAAAACTGGCTACAACTTTAGGCGCACCACATAAATGGATCAGTATCAACAGTTTAAGAAGAATTAAGAAAACGTCCCGAAACCCCTTGATAATGTCGGTGGGTAGTAGTAAAATGATACTACCCGAAAAGAAAGGAACCCCAATGGGAACCAGAAACCTAACAGTAGTAAAAGACAAAGCAGGGAAAAACAAGATTGCTCAATACGGACAATGGGATGGCTACCCTAGCTATTCAGGTGTTCAGGCTTTAGAGTTTCTAAGAGATGAAGGAAACCAGGCCTTGCTATCAGCTAAGCTAGACCTTGTACAGTTTGTTGGTGATGAGGAAGTAGACACATTGTATAAACAGTATGAGTCTACTGATTGGGAGAATAAAGATTTCCTAAACGCATACCCTGGACTTCACAGAGATACTGGTGTCGGTATCCTATCGGTAGTTGCTAACGCCATTACACCTATCAAGACTGTTGATAATACAGAGTTTGCTAAAGATGAACTGTTTTGTGAAGGCATCTATGAAGTAGACTTCAAGACTAATAAGTTTATTACTACCTATGCTGACAAGAAGGTTGAGTTTGACCTTTCCAATCTGCCAACAGATGAAGAATACCTATCCCAGTGGGAAGTACAACAAGTTGCTGGATAATCTAGATACTAAATACCTAACAGGGGACATCGCAAAGGATGTTCAGTTTATCAAAGATAGCCTTAGTATTGATGACAAAGAGTTCTTTAGAAGGGCTATGGCTAACATAATGTCTGAGGGTAATGCTAGAATTGACTTACTTACTGGAGAGGAACTAGAACAGCTATGATGAAACTAACAAGCACAGACCTAAAGACTTGGCAAGTAGAGTATTCGGCTGCTTACTGGGTAGAGGCTACAAGTGAAGATGAAGCTATTGAAAAGGCTATGGAGATACACGCTGATTTGCCAGACGGTAGTTGGGAAGCTATGATTGACCCCTATGATAGCAACAACTTCAATACCCTTGGAGAAAAGTAATGGCAAAGGCTAAGATAAGCATTGTTCTAGAGTATGACCTAGATAACCACTTTGAAAGTTTGGGGTATAGAGACCTAAAGCCTGAAACTATTATTGATGACCTAGAAGATAATGTGTATGAGGATTTGATTGACCTTATGCGTAATGATAAGCTAAAGTCTTGGGCTTACTATGAGATAGTAGATGGGAAATGATGGAGCACGAATGCGTTCCACTTCTCGATGGAGACACTTGGTGTCTATGTGGAAAAGATCTGGAAACCTAGCCAGACCCCGAAAGGGGTGCGCCAGCTTTATGTATATATAAACTATTAGATCTAAAAAATTAATTACGAAGCACTTGACTTTCCCCCCAGATTCTGAGATAATTGAGTATCAAAATCCAAAGACCCCTTAGGAGATAAAATGCCAGAATTCAAAGTACAAAGAGAATACACCAACTGGGAAGAGATTACAGTTGAAGCTGATTCAGAAGAGGAAGCTCTATCTCTAGCAGAAGATGAAAGTATTTGGGAGTACGCCTATGACGTAAACTCATACAACTACACAGGTGAGACTTGGATTGGAGATATTGCAGATGAGTAAGAAGCATGTTCATTACTATAGCTATGGAGCTTGCACATGGTGTGGCAAGGCAGTAAACAAAGGCCTTGGCGTAGACTTATTAAGAGGGAAGAAAGTATGAGCCAGATTTATGCTGATAAGAAGCCTAGTGTAAAAGATACTACTTGGACAAGGATCTTCCACTACAATACCGTCCAGGTTATGGAATCAGATCGATACTACGACTTTTATAAGTTAGTTATTGATGGACAAAGACCTAAGTATTTCTTTGGTGAGACAGCTTGGATGGATTGCCAGAGAGCAGCAGTTGACAAAGTTGGCATGTCAGGCTATAATATATTTAGGAAATAACCCCAAGTAGAAAGCAGACCCCATGCATGTATTACAGTGGATAGCTACACAAGCTGAAGATAAAGATGAAGCATATCGTAGAGTAGAAGATACTCTACAGACTATGCTAGGCGACTTTGAATCACCAACCCATACTTGGTATGATTGGTTTGTTGTTGGTGGTGGACGGTGGAACATGACCGAGGAAGACGACAACGATGAGGCCTATACTGAGGGCAAGACTAATATGATTCTTTCATATGACGAAGACCCAGAACCTTTCCTAACTCGTATCCTAAGGACTATGGAAGACCGTAAGTCAGAGTTTGACGGATATGCTAAGGATGTGGATAGCAGTATCTTAGATAAGATAATCAAAGACTATAATCCCAAAGAGTTCGACTTCCCTGCATTTCAGTCTCTTTATCCTATCAAGAAGCTAATTGATATGGCTTATGGTACTTGGGACTTCAATTCCTATTTCTATGACATGGTCAATGATACAACTACTTCAAAATATTTGTATGATTCTATTGACACAGGCAACAAAAACTGGTATCTTGTACCTGTAGACTTTCACTTCTAAGGAGACCCCAATGACAAATTATGTATCCCTAACTTGGAAAGAGTTTGAGGAACAGTTCAAGCCTATCAAGAATCACTTAGTTCCTGACCCCAACCAGCAGATGTTTGAGACCTACGGTGATGAGGTAGAGTTTGTTATTTCTCAGGTTGTAGATAGAAAGGTCTGGACCTATGCTGACGGAGACTACTGTAGCTTTGTTAGCAATGGCTATCACTATGTAAATAGGATTGGCTATTATGTTTGTGAGGTTCCTTATGACGAGGATACCGAGTATGAGATTATCACTAGCACCGAGGAAGAATGTGAGTGCTACAACGAAGATGGTTATGAAGATGGAGAGATGGGCAAAGCAGATTGCCCCAATTGCGAAGGGTATGGACTTGTCACTAAATACAATGACTAGAAACAAGAATGCAGGCCGAGAGAGGCATGTGTATGATTTGAACATTTACCAGCTGGAACAGCTTAATGGGGATGGTGAGTATGAGTACATGGGGCCATGGTATATACACATCTATGACTACTATGAAAAGAATATCACGGAGGTATCTGCTCCGATCGAATTAACACCACAAGAGACTGAAGCGCTTATCACTAATGATTCTTACTATGATGAGTTGGACGTCTGGTATGGCCTAGATGGGTTTATGTTGGAGAAGTGGAATGTAATGTCAGACAGGCTAAAGATGATTTTTGAAACCCTCCCCAAGTACCGTGACGACGTAGAAGGATATTTAGTATATAACTAAACAAGGAGTGATGCGTCGAGCCTAGCTCCGCATCATGGATAGCTGGTTAGGGGTAGCCAGGGTATCCAATCGGGGTGTCAGGACTTTTCCTACTTTCAGTCTTGACACCCCACCTAATTTTTGGTACAATGACATAGGAGAATAATAATGAGACACATAAAGCCAACAAAAGAACTGCGAGTGGCAAAGACAATGTCGGACTTGGTAAATGACCTAACGCTTGACCTTGAGCAAGTTGGAATCTACTTAGCAACCAACAATGGAATCTCGTACAGGCGTATTCAGATGATAGCTGAATCTGCTAAGCACGAGAGGGAAGAAGCTTGGAGGGAAATTTCAATTGACTAAGTTTTCGGATAAATGTGGCATCCTAGGTGAGCTATGGATGGACTACAGAGATGACGAAGAGTTCCTAGACTTCATAGAATATAATGACCTAGGACTTCCTTTGGGTTACATGATTTCTGCTGGCATAGTTCAGACAGCAACGCCTAAGGGTGAAGAGATTATCGAAGAAACGTTCGACCTATTTCTAGGTGCTATGAACATCAAGGATACTGGGTTCGACACTTTGGATGATGTTTTCGACAAGGCTTCAGAGGCAAAGGACTAAACTAAATGATCTGGCTTCGGCCAGGCATTTGGCGCACCACATCTTTGCCTATTTGTCAAGGGTATTAAGATAACGATTTGATTACGATCGATCTATATTTTTCCCTGAAATATACAAACCTTTTTACCCTATAGACATTACGATCCAAACCTAAAAAATCCCAGAAAGTTGGATATAAGGTTTGGGGGTATCAATGAATACACTGCTATACTTGATATATGAGCCCTAGAAGATACTTCCAAGTATTTAGCAATATGCCTATACCTGACTATGATAAAGATCTAGGTACTACTCTATGGTCTGCCTTTACTGCTATCAGTGGTTTTGATAAGTTATTTAGATTTACCCCGCCTACAATCACTAATGGTTTGGATAATGATAAGGCATCTACAGATCAAGATCAAGATAAATAGACATTACGATAGTCTAAAAAATTTCGGGGAATAACCAAATCATTCTGACAAATATCCCCTATATATATAACAATAACAAACCATTTATCCCTGATATCTGGATATTTTTATAGGGGTTTTTAGCTACAAATATACAAGGTTTGGAGCTATAAAGGTTTGATATTTATATGGTTTGGCTATTGACATTATGATGGTTTGAGTGTATAATGGTTTGAGAAAGATTACGATCCTTGATATTATAGGTTCCATTACACTATACTAATATCAAAACCTCTCTTCGCTATCCAAACCAATACAATCAGTAAGATCTATCTGTGGATAACTCTGTGTATAACTATGTTAATATGTGGATAACTTGTGTATAAAAATGGGGGTATCCAAACCTCTATATGGGGGGATATGGGGCTATGGGGATATCGCCTATCATGGTTTATTATCACTAGGGATAAGTGTTATACTTAGGATATGATTGTTGATATAAATACCCCAGATTTTTCTGTAGTCCATTTCCCTAGGTCAGGTGGAAAATACTTTACTCTTAACTATTGCTCTATGAGCAATGTTGAAGGGATTCATACCCATGATATGTCCAAACTTGAAAACAAGAATGTTCTTTCTATAGTAAGAGATCCTGTAGACTGCATTGCCTCCACTGTGATAGTTGCAATTTCTAGTAATCCATTAATTGATCCAGCAAGACTGGTTGATGAATGGATAGAGGAATACCTGGAAGCGTATAGTGCCATTTTAGACTCTAGCTCTATTTTGGTTAGGTTTAACCACGTCATAAATAGGTTTGAAGTAATTGCCAAACAGCTCTCTAGTATATTTGGACACACCATCTTAAATAACTTTAGGAATGTTGCAGCTGAGAGCATAGCCAACTATTTGCCTAGTTCAAAGCCAAATCCCAACTACGATGATGTACGTCAGCTAGTCTCTGCTAATCCACGTATTGAGCTATGCTATGAGATATACAATGAAGCATTATCTAAGTGCATGCGGATATAAAAAGGATTACGATGCTTGAGCTTTGTTCCCCGAAATTTATTTGATCTTTACGAACTTAGCCCAGATGCGCTCATGGATAAAGTATCCAACAGCTTCCCAAGCAATGTAGAGCAAAGCTCCTAGAGTGGCATACTCCCATTCTCCTGTAAATAGGTAGATTACTCCAGCTACACCAATAAGGTGAAATGCTTCCCAGCTTAGGGTCTTAATCAAACTTCTCTTTGTGGTTTCCATACTCATCCTATTCTGTGACCAGCCAGTCCATAAGTTCTGGATTATCTCTCATGAACATGAGCAAAGCGTTCTCATAGATACCGATAAAGTAGTGCTCCCACTTTTCATACTCTGAATCCTTCTCTGGCAAACCATTCTCAAAGATCATACGCATAGCATGAAGAATCTCATGCATTAGTACTACCTTCTGTTTGCTTAATGCTATGTCGTTTGCTACGACAATTAAATTACCCTGGTCAAGAGTATATCCCTGAGAACCATCGTTTAGCATACCATCTAAATTGGTATCACGATATTCTACTTCATACGTCTGTGGCCCAACCTTGACAGACTTGGGTCTTGCATCTTTTACGACCATGATTCTTCCTTAGCTTAATTTACTACAATTATACCGTATTTGGGGGTTGGCTGTCAAGGACTAAAATACCCCCCATTTAACCCTTAGCCAGAACCTCTCGTGGAGGTAATATAAAATGAAATTAATAAGGTTAGACACTATGGACAGGGAGGCAGCAACTTCCCAGCTTCCAGTCATTACATATCCAACCAGGAAAGTCACTACAACGGCTATCAGCCTCCAGGTAATGGATTTAGCTAGCGAGCGTCTCTTACTTACCATCTAGATCCCAGTCTCCAGCATACCCAAAGCATACCCCACCTGTAGTCATATCCCAGACAGCGATCTCTCCAAGCTGTAGATACTTTGTCTGGTTAGGAGACGTAATGTGGAACATCCACTTACCCTCTGGTATAGCAAACTCAGTATCAACATCACTCATTAGGTTAATGTGTGTGTCCCTCTTAGCTGTTGCAAACATGCTAGAAGATAGTGTTTTCGTCTTCGGAGATTACGATAGGTACAATAATCTCCTTAATCTTATTAAGCATGATTACGTCTGTACCCTTGCCAGATTCCAATGCCCATTGGATATGCATATCTAGGATAGTCTGGATCCTTTCTCGCTCAGCCTCAGCACCTGTGTTAAATGCCTCTAGGGCATAGTTGTCTCTGTAGTCAGCAAACCCAGCATCGTACCCATTGGAGTAGTATCTATTAGCGTACTTCTCAATCTTCTTGGTTATTTTTTTTATGTTCATATAACCATTATACCTGGGACAGTAGAGAATGTCAAGACGGAGTCTTGTATTAATCTCTTATTTTCGCCGAACTCTTAGTTATTAGTTTCAATAATGCGAGTGTAGGTAATTTCGCTGTTACCGTTACCTTTGGCCCAGCCCTTAATAGAACGTATCTCGGTCCTGTCTCCTGGCTTACCGCCTGCGTGAATCATCTCATCGGGGCCTATGTAGATTCCGATGTGATAGGCGCTACCATAGCTTTGGTAATTAAAGGATACAAGGTCTCCGATCTTGGGCTCAGTTACTATAGCTCCAGACACTCTTTGAACAGAAGCTCTGTGCTCAAGGTCAACGCCAAGATGGGCATAGGTCCACTTAACAAGTCCTGAACAATCCCAGGCTTCTGGAGTGGATCCACTAAAGACCCAGGGGGTTTTGCCAACCTGCTTCTTGACCAAGACTAAGGTTTCGTTTAATGTCTTAGTATCGCTGGCAACCTTCTCCAGCCTAGCAATCTCTGCTTCTAGCTCATCCTGCTTTTTTTCAGCATCGGACTTGAGCTTATCCTTTGCTGCCTTTTCCTGGGCCATCCAATCGACTGAGCCGACAAGGGGTGGATCTGAAGCCAGGACTGGCCCAACAGCCAGCTCTAGAGCCTTCACTGGCCCTGAGAAGATAACTTCCTTTGTTACTGGAGAATCAATTATCGGTGTTGGTTTTGTTACTTGTGTTACTGGTTGTTCTTTGTTCGATGTTTCTGTGGTTTCTAGCATAGCTCCAAAAGCTACCCCAGTACCACTTGTAAGTAGCAATGCAATCATACCAATTGCGATGAACCTTTTTCTTTCCATTTGGCGACCTCCTTATTTATTTCTTGGTCGTTTATTGTTAGCGGGGGGTTCCCCTATTAAATTATAAACCCTCGTGGTTGAATAAATCCAGTCCAAAAGGGATACTACTATTTTACCACGAATTATGCAAAAATGGCATATTACTTGGTGCTATCCTTCACCTTTGGCTTTAGGGTTTTAACTCTCTTTAGCCAAGGCTTTTCCGAATATCTAGCCCACTCATAGATAAAGATACAAACTGCAATAAGAAGCCCTAGTGAACCAGACTGTACAATGTAGTAGGTGCTTGGATCAATTAGATAGGTTTCCCATGGGAAGCTGTATGCTACTACTGGGAAGGCAATGATATTACCAAATACCACGGCAATTACAATACTCTTGTAAACGTTTTTCATTTGTTCTCCTTGTTATAAAATCTTATCTACCATTATACAGGGGCTACTAGAGGATGTCAAGTGCTTGCACTTGTATTTAGCTCTATTTACCGCCGAACTTTATGGCGAATCTTAGCCAGTTTTTCTTGTAGCCTTTGTAACAGAAGTTTGCCTCAAACTCCTATTTGTTGGACGTTGGACATTAGCGATGAAGTCTTCAAACTTTTCCAACTCTTGAGACTGACGGTCCTGTAGCCATTCGGCCCTGGCCCTGGCAGCTTCACTGTAAGCCTGATAGTTGCTCTCTATAAGCTCTATTCCCCTAGCTGTTTCTTCTACGCTCGGACTAACCAAAACTGCCGCCTCTCCAATGCCCTCACGAACATGGGGGGTATCTACGTGAACGCAAGGTATTCCATAGCCAGCTGCCTCAATCGCAGACATTCCATAAGTTTCATACCTGGATGGTACTAACAATATTCTTGTTTGCTCAAAATATTTATATACTTCTTCTGGTGGGACCCTGGGGTGCAGCTCTAAATTAGGTATTTCAGATGCTATTTCTTCTAAATCAGCAAGGCCGTGTGTTGGCTCAGCAGGCGATCTAACAACAATAAATCTTTTGTTGGGATATCTTTTTGCTAGCTCAATCACTACATTGATACCTTTGTTCAATAAAGAAGATAATACAGTATATGCATCACCATTAGTACTAATACTGTTAGGGATTTTGCTAATAGGTGGATGAAGGACTATGGCGTTTGGTTCTCCCCACTCTTTTGCAGAAGCCTCAGTATTGTATATGGCATAGTCGGCCTGAATAACTGCTTGCCTAATGCTTCTTCCATACTTTGGTGGGGCATGGACGTTTATAATAGAGATGGCTCCCGCTGCTCTAGCGGCTAGCACTGCAGGAAGGGAGAGTTCGCTTTGACCTATTACAACTCTTGCATTAAGTTGCTTAAGCTGTTCGGCAATTGGCCCTGGACTTGAATTAATGTTTAGAACATTTGGAGTGTTTACTTGTTTTACCTTTACGCCCTCGAAAGAGTAGTCTTTTTCTGTACTAGTAAGAACAACAACTTCTTCTTTTAATGATGCCAAAGTTCTATGTAGAGATACTTCTCCGCCCATGTTCCAAAGTGGAGGGTATCCATGAGATATTCCAACAATGGTCATTAGCTTTTATACCTTTCATGTCTTGTATTTATCCAAATTTGGTCTTGAAGGCTCCATCCCCACTGATAGCTAACGTTTGCCAAAGAAAATCCAAGATCTTGCATGACATTCATAACTTTTAAATTATTTGAAGGCTCTCCCCAAGCTTTTCTTTCTGGGGTTTCAGTCTCTATGTGAGCCAAAAGAACATCATGCATCCTTTCACCCATACCAGAAATAACTGGGACAGACTGACCTTCAACATCAATTTTTAAAATGTCTATGGTTCCTGAAGGGATAATTATATCTAGTCTGGTTACTGGAACAGTAATTATTGCGTTTGGTGTTGCATAAGCAGTTTGTCTTTCCATCATTAAAGAAGATGATCCAGAAAACTCTTCTTCCGTCATTTCAACAAACTTAGAGCTTCCGACAAAGTCAGATACTGCTGTAGCAAAAACTAAAAAGTTTGGATATTTTTCTTGGATAGCTTCGGCTGCGTTCTTTCTTGCTTCTACACAAATAACCTGAACATCTTCTTTAGCAGGCAGCCTTTCTAAAATCCATTGTGCATCATCGCCATCTCTAGATCCTGCGTCAACAATCTTAGAAATTGGGCCGTCAAAATACTTTTGATATTCTTCAACAATAGGCTGAAGCCAAATGCCACTATCCATTATTATTTCTCAAGGCTTGTTTAGCAATCTGCAAGCCCTCTCCGTCTCTCCAAGTTTCAAATGCTAGCCTATCATCTTCACGTTTTTTCTTATCGTTTGCTTCTTGATAAGTCTTGTCGTCAGGGGCTGCTTTGTTCCAACGATGTAGGTGGCTTAGTTTTACCTCTGGAAGATAAATAAACTCAGTTAGCTTTCCTAGCTCTCTCCAGGCATTGTCAAGAAATAGATGTCTGCTTGTTGGCAGTCCTAGCCAACCCAAACGACGGTACATCTCCATAGGAACCACAACGTGTGTTGGCAGATCTTGACCGTGCAAGTGCTCTAATCCATCACTACCGTATACCACACCAAGCTCAGGAAGGGCTTTTACCATTGCTTCATCCCATCCAACTGTTTCTGGAAGAACATCATCTCCGAGAATCGCAACGTGCGTAAAGTCTTCTCTAGAGGCTATTTCTGCCAATTCATTTAAAGATGCTGTAAAGAATATTCTTGGGCCAGTGAAATACCTAACTTTTTCCAGGGCTGGATAGGCAGACTTATCATCTTGGTCTATTCTTGCAAGAATTTCGTAATCTAATTTACAGGTTTCTTTTACAGCTTTTGCAAGTCTTTCTAGGTTGTGTGGTCTGCCACGTGTGGGCACGGTAATTGCCAATTTAATTTTAGTCATATTTTCAGTATACCATGGTCCTTTCAGCTTTATGCTATAATTTACCTATGTCAGGTAAGAAAACTAAGGGCGAACGTAATTCAAATCGCCAGAACGGCAAGGCTCAAAAGAAGCATCCTAAAATGTTTGACCCAGCCAAGCGTCGTTTGGTCAAAGCTTAATCTATTAGAATCTCTTCTAAAATTTCAGCCAGTTCAAGATCTTCAAGGTCTTTGTCTGTATAGCCTTCAGCGTGTAGGCTTGCCATTTTAGCCATGGTGCATCTCTTTTCTAAACCTTAGCATCTTCTCTCCAATGTAAATAAGATCTAATATACACTGCAGCGTAGGCTACAGCAGATACTATAAATCCATACTGCTCTGTAATGATAGCATATGCTACCCAAAGAGTTTCATTAAACAAGAGGACAAGCCAGCCCCAAATGGTTTTCTTTCCAACAAAGTAAATGCCAGATACACCAATGGCAGCGAGAATCCATGACCAATACTCCACGGCTACCCCTTATGCCAGATCTCTACACCCATGAACAGGTTGAAGATTTCAAGACTAATAGATCTATCATAGAAATTGACTGCAGCAGCAATTCCCCAATGATCTGTTCTACCTGCGTATATGCAAATAGTATTAAAGATTACGATGGACCCAGAAAGTCCCCAGGAACTTTTGTCAAATCTAATCCACTTGCTCATTTTATAATCTCCCTTATTTTAGCAAACATAGTTTCTTGATATAGCGGTGTTCTTGTTGCATGAGACTGATCCTCTAGTTTTTTGATACCTTGCAAAATCCTATATCGCTCATCCAATGTTCCAGCCTGGTATCCAAGATTATAATCTTCCATGTCATCATCGTCCAAGAAGCTGTCGTCGTCAAACATATCTTCATCGATAGCATCTAAAACTGGCAAAAGATAGCCACCACCACGAAGGTAGTCGTCTCCACCATCGATAAAGGATTTACCACACTTACACTTTACAAAGTCATGCCTATGCTTAGACTCTATGATGTCCTCACACTCTAAACACTGGCCCCTACTCATACCACTACTTCGCTATCTAAAAACCGTCTTTTTCCAAAGACTCTTGGTATGCTTCTTCTGAGTAGTCTATCTTTATTGGAATTATAATTTCTTTAATTTTAGATAGTGTGATGGCTTCGCCGCCTCGTCCAGATTCCATAGCCCACTTGATGTGAGTATCTAAAATAAACTGTATTCTTGACTGCTCAGCTGAGATTCCCTCAGAAAACTTCTCTGGATCCTGCTCTAGCAGATTAGCAGCCTCATAGCCAGTGTCATAGCCATCGTTCCAGCCATCCTGGTATGAGCTAAGTACTTCTTGCTTTATTAGCTTCTTTATTTTTTTTATTCCCATAAATATATTTTATACTAAAGGAAGCAGGTTGTCAAGGCTTTTTGGGAAACTGAGAGATCCAATAAACAGTCTTATCAGTCATTCCTGCCCAGGCTGACCAGTTCTTTCCACCATCAGACATCTGATATGCAATCTCAGCATTACGAACTGGATCAAATAGATCCTTGTTTGATTCTAGCTCATACTTTTCTAGCCTAGCAGGACCTAGACTGCCAATCATATTAATCTGGAATAGTCCATAGGAGTTGTCCCCCGTATCACTGTTTTTATTATGTGATCTTGGCCTGCCAGTAGATTCCTTCATGGCTACCGCCCAAGCCTGGACCAATGCCTCTCCATGAAATCCAACGCTAGATAACATATCCCTCAAATCTACTGGAGAAAGCTGTTCATTTCTGGCATAGTCTTTTTTTTCAACCTCAACAATCTTGACACTCTCAAGCCTTGTAAAGCTAGGTGATACAGCCTCTGACGATATGCTCAAGTTTTGAGTATTGCTAGTATTATCTAGCATGGTTAGGCTAGTGATAACCATAAAAGCTATTCCAAGCAAAGAGTACGTGATAATTTTTTTAACAGGCTTATCGCCTTCTACTTTATTAAACATAACGTTAATTGTACACACAAAACAACAACCTGTCAAGAGCTTGACATTATCACCAAGTTTTGCTATTATGTAGCTATGAAAGAATATGATAAAGAAAAAGTGCTGTTTGTAGAGGGTGCTAAAGAAGACCTTCAAATATTCCTTGCCACTGCTGGCAGAGATACTACAGAAAAAGAATTAGAGGCTTGGCAAGTTGGTTACTTAGCTGGTGTCAATCGAGCGATGGGGATCCGTGGTGTCTAGGCAGCATAGGCGCAAGGCTGTACGAGAAACCAAAGTCCTTGTAGAGAAAGCAAAGAAAGCTATGGCTATTTGGATGACTAGCCTTGAAGAGATTCCAACAGAAAAAGAAGTTCGTGCATGGCAGGCTGGGTATGTTGCAGGGGTAAATCAACATGACAACTAACTTCCAAGCTGAGTCCACTATATCTGGCAACAAGTTTGAGGATATAGTTTTGAACGATTTAAAAAGAATGGGCTTTAAGAATATTCAAAAAAGAATAGTCCTAGAAGATCTTGGAATTGAAGCTGACTTTGGTCACAAGAGCTATGCTGGCAATCAGGTTTATGTTGAAGCAAAGGGTGGCGAAGCTGGCTACAAGAAAAGACCAGGGGCCAGAAGAACTGACAGTGTAAAAAAAGCAATAGCAAATGGAGCCTTAATTAAGTCGCAGTATCCAGATGCTCAGTTTGTTATATATTTTTCCGAACTCCCCAAGCATGGCAGCTTTTCTCATAAGATGATTAAGAATGCCATTATTGCTGGCTATGTAGATGCGGTTAGGTATCTAATTAATCTCAAGTAAGCTTACCACTCTGAGTCAGGGCACTTGGAATGTGGTATATAATATTACTATGACTCAAAAAGAGATTCTTGAAATTAACCTGCAGCGCTCTGATGTCACAGAGGAAATCCCAGCAGAGATTGATAAAATTTTATCGGAAGATCCAGAAATCATTTATACTAAATTAAATTATGAGGATGATTCAAATCTTATAAAGAGCATAGTTAGCTCTAGTCAGCCAATAGCATCCCCATTTTTCTTGGCACTTCGTGATGGCAAGGTATTTAATTCGTTTACGAATCCAAGCCTTATAACTAATTCAGATATCTAATCTATTGCCACAAAGGGCAACTAAATAACTTCTGGCTCTTGACAGTGTAAACAAAAATAATTGTAGCCCTTTTCCTTTGGACCACCCAAGACAAGCTTATCTTCACGGGCTAGGAATATCTCATTACTGGTTGGCATACCATACCAAATTGGCACAAGGCCAGACTGACTACAAATCGAACATATCATGTATTAATTTTAGCATACATGCTAGGATTATGTGCTAGATTTGTGGCAAATTGATAATAAATTTTATAATAGTGATAAAATGTTATTATGACTATACATTCCCTAACCACACTTAGTAGCTCAACTGCTACTCGCCTAACTCCTCCTGGACTTCACTCTGGGATGGACATTACCATTCAAAATGTTCACGAATCTGCTACCGTTTATGTTGGTGGAGAAGGTGTTACTTCCTCTAACTACGGATACCGCCTTCTAGCTGGTAACGCCATCTCATTTGAACTTCCAGGAAGGGATGCCCTTTATGCAATCACATCTACCAACAACTCTCAGGTTGCTATCATTAAGACAAATCTGGAAGCTGGTAACTAGTGGCTAGGTTTAGTGGCAGCTCTGGTAGTGGAGAAGGTACCGTAGGACCACAAGGGCCTGCAGGTGCTGACGGTGCAGACGGAGCTGATGGTGCTGACGCTCTATGGAGCTTTGAAGGCGAATGGGTAAATGGAGTTGACTATGCTCCTGGATCTGTAGTCCAGCTTGAAGGATCATCTTACTACCACCCAGATGGTCAGTTTTCTTCATATGCCCCTCCAGGATATGGTTGGCTCTTGGTGTCTGCCAAGGGTGCAGATGGAGCAGACGGTGCCGATGGTACTAACGGTAGCCCAGGACTTGTCTATTTAGGTAACTATGTTTCAGGCAACGGATACCTTGCAAACGTTGCTGTTGTAAAGGGAAGCGATGACAATCTGTACATTGCAACATCAAGCGGTGGACTAAGCGATCCAGTTGGAAATAGTGCAGAGTGGAGCATCTTCCTACCAAAGGGTGCCCCAGGTGCTGATGGAGAAGATGCAGTTCTTCCACAGGATTTGTCAACAACAGACAGCCCAACATTTAGCAAGATCATACTTACAAACAACGGCACAATAGACAATATAACAATTGGCGATGATGTACTCCTCGGTGACGGAAATGTTGCAAACCACCTAGTAATTGTTGGAAATCAAGATGCAACGCAGGGTGGTATTGTTCTTGGTAATAATAAAACTGAACAGGTTTCATCAGATGGATCTAATTTAAATCTTGAAGCAGACAATGATATTATTCTTTACCCAGGAAGTTCATATGCCTATGTTGGTACACCGACTGTTGGTGGGGAAACAAGAATTGCTACACGTGGAGATCTTAGTGCTGCATCAACTACATTGTTTGAATCAGTTAGATACACTCCAACATTTACCGCAACTGGTTTAACATTTACTGGAACAGGTGCAACTCATCCTACCTATAACTCTTACTATGTCAAGGCAGGTAAATTAGTTAGCTTTGTTATTGAGGTTGACCTATCTACCGTGACAAATTTCGGAACTGGACAGTACAAACTACAGCTTCCGTTTACTCCAGCGGTTGGATTTAACCACTTTACTGGTTGGGCCTGGGCTGACCCAGATGTGGACCCAGATACTGGAACTGGGCACACAATTATTAATGCTGATACTGCAGGAGTCACTGACGTTCTAGATTTGCACTACCTTAAGTCAGCAGGTGGTGCTAATGCTCCAATTAGAGAGGGCCTATTTGTCCAGGGTACACCAGTAACACTGTCAACCATTAGCAAAATTTACATTAACGGTACTTACATAGCTGCTTAACGGAGGCAACGCCTTATGGATAATCCTAATGAAATAGATATGGATATCTCCAAAAATATCGACGGTATCGATCCAATGACCGTTGAATTAATTAGAATGTCTGAAAGAATTAAGCTTTTCTCTAAGCTTCGTAATCTTATTTATGAAAAGCAATATGAGAATGACCATGTTGCTGAAGAAGTACTTGGCTGGGCATACGAAAGATTATCTGATTAGCCCTACCCCTTGATTTTTACCACAACTTAAGGTAAAATAATGTATGGAAGATTTCCTAAAAGAAATAAAAGAAATATCTCAAAAGCTTGACGCCATTGAGATAGAGTTATTTATGAACCAAGAAGCTGCCGAGTCTATAGAAATGGATCTTAGATTTTTAAAAGCACAATTAGATTATGAAACTGAGGGGCAGTAGCTCAGCTGGTTAGAGCAGCGGACTCATAATCCGTCGGTCACGGGTTCAAGTCCCGTCTGCCCCACGTCCCTGTATCCCAATGGCAGAGGAAGTGGACTTAAAATCCATTCAGTGTCAGTTCGAGTCTGACTAGGGACACAAATAGTGTATAATAAAACTATGAGCATAAACGCATGGGGAAGCATTAGCCCAAGACGCAGAGAAAGAATGCAGAGGCTATCTCCAGAGACTGCTGTCCAAGCTACCAAAGATAAGGTAGAGGACCAGATGCGCAAGCGCTATGAGGCACAAGAAGCTAAACGTGCACCAAAAATTCAGGTAGATCAAAAGATTATCCTTTGGACCTGGCTTATTGGAATCTTAGCTGCATTCATATCTTCTGCTGTAGTGTCTTTTAATGGGATTACTTCTGTGGCTGCTTTTGTTGGGTTATCTCAATCTTGGATGGCTGGATTGTTCTTTTTCTTTATTGAGCTTATGTACCTACTGTTCCTTGTTGCTTACTTAGTTTTGGCTTCTCGTATTGATGAAGATGGGAAGAAGGAAAAGACTGGCGGTGCACTAATTGGAATGATTGCCTTCGGCGCTATTGCTGTTCTTGCTAATGCGTTCCATACCTTTGATTTTTGGGAATGGGATTATCTTGAGCCAAGGATGTGGGCTGGAACAGTTCTAAGTATTGCTGCTCCAATTGCAATCATTGCTGCATCTAAAATGGCTTCAAGAGTTGTGTTTGCAAAAGCTATCAAGCTTTAGACCTCCAAGTAACTCTTTTGACTAAACATACCTTTTAAAAGATCTCGCTCTATTAGTTTAAAAGAAGAGTCATTTGTTGATAAGAATGGCGATTCCCCAGAGTAATAGTCATAGTCCTTGAATTCCATATTATCAGTTAAATAAACTTTTACATCGGACATCATGTCTCCACCTACATTAAACATGTTTCCATACATTGATCTCCACAGCAAATTTTTATATTTAACAACTTTAGAAAGCTTTTCTTTTTCTACTAAAAATGGAATATGCAACTCATAGGACAGGGGGTCTTGAATCCCAACTCTGACAAGCTTATCGTGTGTGCTTGTTATTTTTTTCACATATGAGTAGCTAGCATAAGCGTTTAAGTATTTCTTGTATTTGTCTTTCAAAGTACCCTCGTGGATATAGCCTATGCTGTCAATCTTTTCCATAATATAGAAATCATCGTTCATAACTACAAACTTATCATTTATTTGTGGTGCAGCAATCGCAGCTTCTAGATTTTTGTGTACATTTGCATACTTTGTCTCATCCTGACTTACAGATATAAAATTCCCAGTATACCAAGGTGGGATGTTGCCTATTAACACTATGTTTGGATCTTTAAAGTTTTTAATTAATGATCTTATTGAGTACTTAAGCTCCTCGGCCGTCCCAGGCCCACACAAGTAAACAAACTGCATACCACTCATCATACAATTATATCCTATCGGAAAGGGCTAGAGGCTTATATGCAAATTAGGGGGGTATATGTATACCCCCAGCAACTATAAGAGCCCTATGGCTTATCTGAAAAGCTCTGGAAGCCCACGTGAGGTAGTCCAGTCTTTGCCAAAGTTAGAGAACAAAGCTTTATTCTTTGCACTTTCAGCGATCCTGCGAGACCAGGAATATCCTGCATCTCCACCCCACGCTAGCCACATGATGTATCCGTTAGAAGGATTGGCCTGGTTCCCCCAGTCCTTGCCCTTCTTATCTACCTCATGACGGGAGAAATAAGAATACATACGCTTTACGGTGCTGAGCGATAGCGTCTCTCCATTAGCCAACTGTCTAGCTCTTGTCCATCCAACTGCAGTTCCTGCTCCTGTTGCTTTACCGTCTTCTTTGAACTTGATAGCACGACGAGCAGCACTCCTAGCCCCAGCAGGAGGGCTGTAGCCTTCAGCTTTGTCCATGTATTCATTATCATTATCCTCATAATCTTCCATACTAATGTTTGGCATGTTAATTCTTTCAACGTCTGACATCAATGCACCAATTGAATATGGTGTGTAATAGTAGACTCCATCGTCTTCTTCTAAAATTCTAATTGCTACCGCTGGGTTTTCTGGAGTAGACTCTACTGCATAAGGATTTCCTGGCTCTCCATATGTGCCACCTTCAATCATGATATGCTCTACCTGACCTACGATCATACCTTCGGTAGTTCTTGCCATTACAAAGTCTCCTTCGGTCAGGGAAGCGTCGGCCTTTGATACTGGAACACAGTTAGGAACCATCCTGCCGTTATCCCCTGGCTTCATGCCACGCTGAGTGTATCCTTCCCAACAAGGGTCTGCTTTCTTTACTGGCCATTCATCTGGATTCTTAACACTCATGCCACCGTCATTGGTAATCATTTCTTTTTCGTCAATGTTGTCCTCAGATTGATTGATAGCATAGATTTGATTAGCAGCTTCTTCAGCTGTGGTGTGGCAACCCATTACGGTGCCGTCATCTTTTAGTGCAGGGTATCCCGAGCAACCGTACGATCCCTTTTCTCCAACGTGATATGGCATATAAATATTATAGCACATAGCATAAAAAACCCCTACACAGGATCGTCAAGACCTTTGAATAGGGGTTTTATTATAATGCTTTTAAGCTACTGAGCTTGCTTTGGCTTTCCGCCGCCACTAGAATTTTTACCAGCTGCTTTCTTTGGAGCCGATCCAAAACCTGGAACTGGGTTTACTAGCTTAGCTCCCTTTCCTGGCTTTGGCTTAGCTGCAAGCTTGTCGACATCTAAACTAGGAAGTGCTGTGCTGATAACTCCATCATCTGGGGTAATGTCCTTTGCAGAATCCCTTAGCTTTTCCCAGGCCATTACAGCCTCAACAAACTCAATAGGGCTAACAAAGCCCTTGCCATTTAGATCCCAACGGTGCACCTTACCCTCTACAATTTCAAAGTGAAGGTGACGACCAGCAGATGCTCCAGTGTTTCCCATGACGCCTAGGATGGTTCCAGCTTCAACCTTCTGACCAGTCTTAACCTTTAAAGAACCTTCGGCCATGTGTCCATAGCGAGCTACATACAACTTACCATTAATCTGGCTTCTTATGTCTACATACCATCCAACTCCACCAATAGAGCCATCTGCATTCTTTAGTTTAGACGGACCTGCATAAACTACCTTGCCATCATGCCAGGCTTCGCAATAAATTTTTGGGTTAGGGCCCCAAAGGTCCGTGCCATTATGATGCTTCTTAATTTTCTCTATAGGATGCACCCTCCATCCGAAGGGACTTGTAATCTTCCAGTCCTTGCCCTTTTTCCCATCGATAGGGTATTGTGTCTTTGCCATAAAATCTCCTTATTAAGCGTTGTAATTATTAAAATTAACGCATATATATTATAGCATATGGTAAAATAGAACAAAAGGAACAATATGCCTAAAATTCCAACCAGATGGCTAGACCCCTCTGATACTGTCAACTTTCCAGACGATCGGGTTGAGAGTGCTAGAGAGATTTCAGAATCTCAATTAAAAAATTGTAAGATTATACCAAGCAGAGAACACTTTATAAAATATCTTCCAGAAAATCTTAGATACTTAGAGATAGGCGTTGCCTGGGGATATTATGCTGATCTAGTCTGCTCTAAAAATCCCACAGTATTTCACTTAATGGACACCTACAACCAGGATCTAAAGTGCTGGTCTTGGAGAAAGTTTGAAGAATGTAAGTGTGAGGGCAAGAAGCATGAACTTCTTTACTCTCCCGAAACACATCAAGATTATATAAATAAAAGATATAGTGCGCATAATGCCTTGACTATAAAAGGCAAAGCTCCTGACCAAATTGATGACTCTTACGAGTACGACTATATATATATTGATTTTATTAATGAAAGATTTGCAATTCGTGACACTCTTAACAAGTGTAAGGACATGGTTCCTATTGGTGGCTACCTTGGCGTTAATGACTACTTAATCTATGATGGAGTTATTGAGGACTCTCTCTATGGCACATACCAGGCAGTAAATGAATTTCTACACTTTAATAAAAATTGGTCAGTGGTCGCTTTAGCTTTACATCCCTTGGGATTTTATGATATCTATTTGAGGAAAGATCTATGAAAGAAAAAATACTTACAGATGATTTTGAAATAATTCCAAGCCATTCCTCAGTTGTAAATGAAATATTCCAAAATGATTTTGACATAACTTGGCATGATGGATATAGGGCCAGCGGCTCTACTCAGAGAGTATGGGGTATCATTCCAGGAGAAAATGCCAAGGATGATGGAACGATTTCTTACCATTATAATAATAATTACTTTAGGTCTGATGAGTTTGTGGCGGAGCACAGTGGAAGGCATGTTCTTTTTGCAGGATGCTCAGAAACTGAGGGTCAGGGTGGGGATATAGAAAGTTCTTGGGGAAAAATACTTTTAAATAAAATAGAAAATGTTTCTGGATTTTATAATCTGGGAAAGTCTGGATATGGCTGGCAAAAAGTAATTAGCCAATTACGGATATATATAAACAAGTATGGAAAGCCAGACAATCTGTTTGTTTTATTACCCAACATAGGCAGATCAATAGAGTGGTCTGAGGAAGACAAGGACTGGTATGCTAAGCAGTTTTATCCAAGACTTGGACCAACCAAGGCTTTAGGTTTTCAAAGCATGTACCTATCTGAACAATCAGTTGAGCAATATAAAAAAACTTTTATAGATTTTGTAATATCTTGGAGATTATTTGAGGATTTTTGCGAAGCTGCAAACATAAAATTAGTTTGGGGTACCTGGCAATCAATAGATGATTATAACTTTAGCAAGCTTCAGTTATTTAAAAACTTTGTCCCCTTGCCTAAGCAGCAACTTCCAAGCCTAATTGACAGATATAGAGAAAACGCTAAGCTAGAAAAGTTTGACCTAGACAAAAGGGATGGGCATCACGGAAAACTTTTCCACGAGTACTGGGCAGATATTATGTTTGAAGAAGCCAAGAAAAAAGGATTTTTAAATGATTAAAAAAATTATTAAGTGGTACAGAATTAGAAAAATAAAAAAGTCTTTAAAGAAAAAAAGAAATTTTATATATTAATTTTCTGAATCTTCGCCAGCAAACATTTTGGCAAGTCTTACCTCGCACAGTTTTCCCTGGTGCTTGTCGGTAATTACACCATCGATCTTAGCTGTGAATGCAGGGGTCGCACTAAATCTCCAACCGTCAGATAGCTTGGCAAACTGATCTTCATCCTGCCCAGCCCTGAGTCTAATAATAGATACTTCTGGGTGCTGCTGGCTAAATAAATCAACCTTTTCCTGCACCTCTTCTGAGGCAGAGCAGTTATCTCCACTTACAAAAATTAGTTCTTTCATGAGTGTTCCTTTCATATTGAACAATTAATTGTATCAGGTTTTGTGATATAATTTTTATATAATTGAGAGGTAATAAGTGAACAAAGAACGTTTAGAAAATGCTCAAAATAACGTTACAAAAAGTCGTAAAGATAACGTATTCCCATACGAGTCTCCAATTCCTGGTGTACACATTTATAGTAATGTCTGGCCAAACTCTATAGACTTCTTTAATAAAATTGAGAATGATGAGTATTGGGATCAAAATCCCAACGGAAACAGGAAATGGGTTAGGGAGGATTACCTTGACGAAGATACTGGTAAAAAAAGTAGCACATGTTGGATTTGGAGCGATCCAGAGGTTACAGAAAACCTTGAGGAAGTTATCGACTCTTATCTATACCACTGGAATCTGGGTCCAAAAAGCAGGGAAGATTTAAGAATAACAAAATTTACTGGCCCAGGAGAATTTTTTGGATCACATTCTGACGACACCTTTGCCACACCAAGAACGGTGTCCTTAGTTTACTATCCTAATGATGATTATGATGGTGGGGAGCTAGAGTTTATTCATTTTGGCGTAAAGGTTAAACCTAAGGCTGGACAGCTATTTCTTTTCCCATCTGGATATAGCTATGAGCACAAGGTTTACCCTGTAAAGAGTGGTACTAGAATTACTATGGTCTGCTTCTTTAATGAAATTACTTTTAGTGAAAGAGAACAAAGACAGGGTCTGCTGGATCCTAACAAGTACTACCAGCCAAAAGTTGAGTATGTTTTCAGCCCCACTTTTGGAAACAATTAAGCTAAATAAACAATAAGAAAAAGCGGCCTACAAAAATGCAGGCCGCTATTCTTTATTTTAAATTACTGAACTTGCTTTGGCTTTGTGCCACTTCCCGAACTTGGCTTCTTGGCTGCTGGCTTCTTCTTTGCACTGCTTGATGAAGATGCCTTAGCGCTATCGCTAAGCTTCTTGGAAACAGAGGAAGCCACTACGGTTGCAACAGCACCGAAGGCTGGATCTGCCTTGTTAACCCAACGAAGAATTACTGGGATAAGAGATGCCCAGAGTGCGTTCGCTACTAGTAGCCACTCGCTTCCCCCAAAATCAATTGGTGAGCTAACTCCAGATGTTTGCATCACAATCATGATGGCTCCAATGACCTGGCCGAGGAGGTTCCTCAGGTAGGACTCAATTACTGCTTTATTCATTTTTCTCCTTATTATATTTACCACAATACCTCCGAAGAGATAGTCGTGTAATGTATTTTACAAAACGGCAAAAACCGCTTTTCTGTATTTTGGTATACCTTATATACACCGCTATCACAATTAAAGATGCAGCATACACCATCTTCGCCTTTGAAAAAATCAGCTAGGCTGGTGTCTATATTGCTTGGATCTTTTAGTGGTAGCATCTTTATTCCGCCACTCCTGAATTTTCAGATGGCAGAAGACTAATTAGTTTTTTATAGCAGGCATCCACATCTGAGGCTGATCCATCAGAATCAACTAGTGACTTCAGCTCTAAAAGCGTGGCCTGCACATCCTCTATATATTCATATGCGCTAGATCTTGAGTCCGACAAAAACTTAATAAAGTCATTCTCAATGCTAGGAGCATTGTTTGCCATAAAAGAAAGCTTCTTTATCTCATCGGACATAATCTGCTTATCTACAACAAGCTGTGCAATTACAGAATATAGCTTAGTATTCTTAGTTTTGAGAATAACAGAAAGTATGAAAAGGCCAAGCAGTGCAGCTACAAGAAAGCCCATGACAATTATTTCAATTAGATCGAAGCTCATGCGACTCCTTCATGCGTTACCCAATAATACTGGCACTTATCACAACAAGGGTTGGCTTTGTCATGAACAAAGTCCATATAAAATTCTGGATCTTTTCTATATAGATTTGCCCTGTGTGATTCTGTTAGCCTGTTTATAATAGGCGTATTGTTGAGCCAGAATGGCTTGTTGGTGCCCCACCTGCCCCTAGTGGCATTACGAAGGTTATTTATATTCTCTAAATTCTTATCTGTCTTGATGCCCCTGGCAGTTGCAACGCTAGCCATAGCCAATACGTATTCGTAAAGGGTAGACTCTGCACCCTTCCACATCTTAACAGCTGGGTGGTTTCTCCAAGCAGCCCTGGGGTCGTCGCTATTTAAAACCTTGAGAATCTGATAGCCCTCTAGGATTTGCTTGTTGAGGCGTTTATTATCTAGTACCTCAGCAGACTCTCTAAAGTCTCTATATGGTAGAAAGGTTTGCATTACTGTTCTACTCCACCTTCTCGTACAAGTAGTACGATTGCTCCATTATCCTCGAGAGCCTTTTTGACCCTTACCATATATTCTACAGCACGGCGCTTGTCTTCGTCAACCAGCTTCATAAAAATATCTTCTTTTGCCTTTACGGTAACAAAGTTGTCATTATCTATAACCTGCACCCCAAATCCTTTGGGAGCAAAGTGATCTAGAGATCTAAAGGCTCTTTGCATTGCATCTGTATACATTAGTTATCCATCGTTAAATATTTCCAAGTTTCTGCCCACTCGGATTTGCTTCTATGTTTATTAAACTCTCTAGAGATTTTTCCACCTTCTAGATAAACCCCACCCCAAACTCCCCACTCTTTTTGAGAAATTCCAACAGCAAAACATTGTGTTGCAACTGGGCATTTAGAGCATAGCTTATCTATAGCAGGTCTAAGAGTTAAGTCTTCTTCATATTTATCAAAAAATAAATTTGAATCGTAGTCTTGGCACGAAGCCTCGTTTTTCCATTCATTGGGTTGCATTTAGTCACCCCATGAACTTGTTTGGAATCTCCCAGCCATTGGTGGACAGAGCAAATATCTTTTGAATGTGCCACCTACCCTTGACATAGGCACCGTCTGGCCTTGACCAGGCAGCAGGGTTTGGAACAAGATATACTACATCCCATCCGTTCCAAGAAAGAGATTTGTTAGATTCAACAATCTTTTCCATTTGTTCAAGTGATTTGATTATCATCATCACTCCTTATAATAGATACTATCTTTTTTATTTTGTTTTATTTCGTGATATCTATGAATCTGGACATCTACATCCTTTGACTCTAGAAAATTTACAAGATCTGGCAATGATTCTTTGCTGTTACAAAAAAAAGAAAACATTTCTAGTTTGTAAAAATTGTTTTTAAACCATGACTCAGGAACGCTGACAAGCTTTACCTTTATGCCACGGGACTTGAAGTTTGAAACATTTACAAACTCAAGTGCCATATCTTTTATTCTCTTTGGACCGCCACTAAAAATTACTAACTCTTCGTCTAAATCTTTTAGCCTGCGCAATACCATTGCCATGCCAGAAAGGAAAATAGCATAGTCATTAAAGGCCTTTGAACCCTCTACCCCTACCATCATTTTTCTTGCCTTCCGTAAGCTTTTGAACAATAAAAAACATCTTGTCTAATTCTACCTTATTCATACCCATTGTGTCAACTACTTTTTTAGAAAAATCATCAATTTTTCCTTCAATAACGTTGGCCTGGTAGAAGCAGTTATCTTTAACCCAGTAGGCAAGGCCATCTACAAAGACAACTCGCAGCTCATCGTTTGACACAAGGTTCCTGGACTGCGTGTTTTTAGCTTTAGGAAAGCTCATTAGTCTATTTATCTCAGAGCCAACCAGGTCATGGATATGACTTTGCCTATATATCACTTTGTTAATAAGATACTTTTTTTCAAAGTTTGACCTTAACAACCCAGACCTTATTAAAATAATTAATACTATTGTAAAAATGGATCCCGCTAAAAATTCCAAGAGAGCACCCCGCTATACACTACCATTGTCTTAAAACCTCGGTAATACTTATTAGCGATGTCCTGTGAATTTCTGGCAAAAGAGCAACCTCGTTAGGATCTAAAGCTTTTTCTTTTAGAGTTACTGTAGGATTATCGGACTCGATGTCCATCTCTAAAAATCCGTGCTCCCATAAATAGGTTATTGACTGGTAGAATTCTTCATCTAGCTGTCTTCTAAGATCTGGAATTACTCTTTTAGCCTTTTCTGTAAAAGAGTATAAGAAATTTTTAGTTTCCGAATCTATTCCAGAAACCTCTACATATCCATTTAGAATTAAATATTCTAAGGATTCTTCTGAATTATTTTCCATTTCTTTTAGCTAGGAGTGCGTCAAAGTCTTTTACTTTTGTGTCTCCCAGATACCCCCAGGCATAACCCTTCTCAATCATTTCGTGGTTTACAGAGTTACCCTCACCATCAAGATAAATCCAACCAAGGATACGACCATACTTCTCAGAGCTATCAAGCTTCTCAGTCTTAATAATAACATTCTTTGCTGACTTAATCCTGGTCTCAAGATACTTCTTTGACTCTAGGCCCAGAGCTTTTTCTTTCTTATCAGTAGTGCGAGATTCTGGGGTATCAATGCCAGCTAGTCTAACCCTAGAGGCAAACATAATATCAAAACCTAGATCAATAACAACATCAATGGTGTCTCCATCAACAACCTTTACAACTTCTTTTACGTAATACTCATACATTTCTAGTCTCCTTAATTTTATCTAGAATAACTCTTACCCAATAGCTTGAGGAATTGTCATCGTCGTTTCCAAAATTAGTTATGTGGATGTCATACTCGCTAGGGTCTGGCTCTTCCCAGTAGTTTAACTCTTGAAATTCTATGTTGTCGTGGTTATCTACTAGCTGAACCTTACGCTCAAGATACCCAGGAATCTTGTCAAAGTCTTCGTGTGGGATGCTATCTACATAGATTGCCAAGTCTGGCATCGCCCTGCCTTCTTCAATTTTATATTGTTCTCTGGCTTCTGCAGTGGCAAAATATCCGCTAGTAATAATATCTCCATGATAGTTTCTATCAAATAGTTTGGAGACCACTCGAAGCCATCTGGCCTGTTGGGGTTGCGTATGCCCCATTGGAAGATCTGTACTATCTAAATACCAAGCATCTAGCTCTTTTGCGAGCTGTTTGCCAATTATATTCCTGGCATTTGCATCCATGCCAAACATTTGAATAATCAATTTTCACCAACCAAACGATTCTCTATTAATCTTTCACGCTCATCTACGATCTCATATGCAAATTTCATCATCTTGTCATAGCCAACTGCATTGTCTACAATTTTTTCATAATGGTGACCACAAAACATTAGGTCTCCAGAAACTCCAGTAACCTGGACATAGGCCTGAGCTCCACAACTATCGCATCTATCGGACACCGCTAGCTGCCACTCAACTTTATCATTTACCATAGTTTCCATGACTATCCTTTATTATCTGTTGAATAAAATCCGCCGCCATTAAAGGCAACACCTATAGGAGAGTATACCCTAGTTAGGGGAATTTTGCAAGACTGGCACTGTGGAAGAGATTCCTTGTCTGAAATGCTTCTAACGACAGTTTTAGATAGGCCGCAGGTCTTACATTTGTATTCGTAGAGAGCCATAATTTCCTTGTTTTTAATTTATCTTTGTCACATTATTAATATTGACATATACATTATATACTAGAATAGGTCAAAAGTCAACGCTTATGCTATCATTATTAAGTGACCGCCTACACTCCAGAAATTATAAGATTTCTCAATTTAATCCCAGAACCCTTTGAGGCTATAATAGTTTGCTACCCAAGATCTGGGTCAACCTATTTGGGCAGATATATGGACCAAAGAGCTATGGTACATTTAAAAAAGTCTCATGCTTGCGAGGTAGTGCCTGGATACAAGATAGTAGGAACCTTTAGGAAACCTGAAGAGTCCATAACATCTTTTGTCTCTATGGAAAGTTACTATCAAAATAGAACCGACTATCAGGTTATGATAAACAAAGAGATAGCAAAATATAATCAAATGTTAGATTTTTTAATTAAAAACGCTGACATCATGGTTGATTACCAAAGAATGATTATGGCCCCAGAAGAATCTATAAAACTTGTCTGCAATGCTCTAGGCATTAATGTTAAATATCATTTTGACTACATAGATCAGATAGAAGATATGCCAAAAGACAAATTCCTAAAATCTAGTAAGTATTTAAAACAATACAGGCAAATCGAAAATATGGTTTTAGAGTCTGATCTAGAGGCTTCCAAAAATCTATATAGCATGGCCTTAAAGCTAGATAAAACTATTTAGATTTATTATAGCAATCTTGTGCTTTTTTAGATATTAGACAACTGCTCTGCCTCTTCTGAGACAGAAAGTTCTAGCTTTATTCTTTCATCAATTACGCTGTAGTCATCGGACATTTTTCTTCCATTTGATAGATATCTAAAGAAAAGTTTTCTATAATGAAAATTGCAAAAAAAGCTGTGGTGTCCGTTATCATGTCTTGTTGCTTTTACAAGACTGCTGTATCCACACCAGCACTTTCCAAAACTATTTGAAATGCCTTTTCCAGATATTTCTGGAAAGCTTTCTCTTATTAGCTCTCTCTCGTCTATGACTATTTTAGCTATCTCATCCCATTGGTCTGGTGTTCTACGAAGAGTTATATCCTTCTCGTAATAATAGTGATAGTCGCACAAAAAACGTTTACCCCTGCTACCCTCAATATAAACAGAAGCTGGAGCAACACAAGATGTATTTGCTTTCATTGGATCATCAATAATATAGTTAGTTTTTTCTGGAATAATCATTATTGGGTCAAACGCTTGGCACAGCTGATCCTCTGAGATAGATCTTGTCATTCTTTACTTCTTTATTCCGCACCCGTGGAGCCTAGCATATTCTCAGTATTATGATACCAATGTGGCATTGAGTACCTTAGTCCTGATTTTATAGGCCATACCTCATGTACATACAAAAAGTTAGACGGGAAAAATATAATACTTCCAGCTTTTGGCTTTAGCTTTACTCCAGAGTTTACAAACTCAATTTCTCCGCCATCGTAGTCATCATTCAAATACATTACCGAAGACAAAACTCTTGTTGAAATTCCCTGATCTTGATGAGCTGGAAGGTGACCACCTGGGCCATACTTTAACAAATGAATGCTTTCCTCTCTAGATTTTATGTTTTTTTCTGCAAATGGATAAATTTCTTTAGAGTAATGACTAAAAGCTTGTTCTAAAGATCCATATAGAATCTTTGAAATTTCTTTCATTTCTTTAGCATAGTAGTCATCATCAGATACGTCCTGCTGCTCTGGAAAAAATTTTTGCATATTAAAAACAGTATCGCCATACATCCAGGGAGACCACGTCTTAACAAAAGTATACTGGTCTCCATGCTCATTTGCTAAAAATCTTTTATCAATATCTTCTATTAGCTCAATAAGCTTGTCGGGATTTTCAATAGCTTCTTTGTAATATACAAGACCTAAATCTAAAATTTCATACTTCATCTAATTATTTCCGTTCCGTAAGTCTGCTCCCAATCAATTATATCATTTTCATCATTGAGAAGTGGCTGTCCTTTTATGTTCAGGCTAGTATTTAAAAGCAGCGGAACTCCAGTTTTTTCATAAAACATCTTGAGCAAATCGTATAGTCCTGGGTGCTGAGATCTATTAACCGTCTGTACCCTGGAAGTACCATCCACGTGGACCACAGATGGAATTAGCTCTGGCTTTAAACACCTAGGAGTGTATTGCATATAAGGGCTTGCATAGTCCATGTCAAACCATTCGGAGGCATGCTCCTCCATTACCACTGGAGCAAATGGCCTGAAGAGCTCTCTCTTCTTTATTCTGTTAACCTTATCCTTGATGTTTGGGTCACGTGGGTCTGCCAGGATGCTTCTGTTTCCCAGTGCTCTTGGTCCAAACTCTGCCCTACCGCTGGCTACTGCAGCAATCTGGTTTGTCATAATCTCATTAAAAATCTTGTCTACTGGATATTCTCCGCCAAGATCGTATCCAAGATAGGGTCCCTGCCAGTTTAGGTGCTTGCCGTATAGTGCAGCTGCTGCTCCAAGAGAACTTCCAGCATCTCCTGGATTTGGCATTATCCAGACATCTGGGAATATATCCCAAAGCATTGTATTAGCCTTGCTGTTCAGGGCACAGCCGCCCATAAATACTAGATTAGGACTATCTAGTTCCTGTCTGACTATGTACATAAAGTCCCACAGCCTTTCTTCGTAGACTCTTTGAACTGCTGCTGCGATATGAAACTTATCGTTGTCTGTGACATCCTGACCCCAGTCAATAATCCCTTTGTGGAAGTTATACTTTTGCTTATATACTGATGGAAAGTACTCAGAAACTCTTTCAAAGTACAGGTCTGGATCACCATATCCTGCCATCCCCATCATGATGTACTCTTCCTCATTGGGTTTTAGCCCAAGCAACTGTGTGAATGCAGAATAGAATAGTCCAAAACTAAATGGGTATTCCCACTTCTTGTGAAGATTAATTTTTTCTCCATCACCAATCCATACGCTAGAAGTGGCAAACTCTCCTATTGCATCCAGCACTACAATAGCTGCCTTATCAAATGGGCTCGTGTAATATCCTGCGCAAGCATGAGAGTAGTGATGCTTAAAGGCTTTATCGTATCTGTGCCATGGCTTCCAGTCCGCCTTCCCACCGTGTAGCAATAGCCTTAGCTGCTTTAGTCTTGGCTTTTCATAATATGCTATGGCATCTGGATTTCCAAACTTTAAGCCGTCATCCCAAAGAGCTTTGTTCGTGTACCAGTCATTCTTCTTCTTGCTATATCTTTCGGCATGACCTGCAAATAAAATTGTATCCCCTTCAATTACTGCAAGTGCAGCATCGTGAGATGTCTCGTTAAATCCAAAAACTTTCACTACTACTCCTTGACGTACGGATGCTGCTCTGCATGCCAAATACTTCTGTCAACTTCTGGATGAAATTCTGGATCTAGATGTTTGGGAATGCTAGTATGCATATATAGCGCAGTATGTCTTGACCCAGACTTGATAGTTGTGATGCCATGAATGTACTCAGAGCCTGATGATGGGAAGAATACAGCAGAATATTTCCTTGGCTTGTACTCAAAATTTTGATTGGGGAAGTATATAACTCCACCATCATACTCGCTAGGATCATTTAAATAAATGATTGTGCTCCACTCTATAAATGGCTCAGGGTCTTGAGCATCTATGTGTAGATCGCCTTTAGTTCCTGGATTCCACCAAGAGCCAAACGCCTTGAATACATAAATAGGATTAGCAAATCCATTTAATTCTTTATGAACATCATTAGATTTGTGCCCATACTTGATTAACAAATCCATTACCCTTTTATTGTATGGAAACGCTGTACCACCATACCTTTCAGAGTAGTACTCTGGGTATGGGTTTCTTTCAGATGGATTCTTTTGTTCATCAATAAGTGCCTGGGCATCCTCTGGTGTTATAAAATCATCAATGATAGTTATTCTATGCGTCATTTTTTCTCCTTCTTTAGTGTATTGACTTTACGTTAGATATAAACTTTCTAGAATCTATATCGTTTATCTTAAGACTATTTGGATTGTAGGGTACATCATCATTTGCATAAGGCAATGGTAGGATTGGACACTTATCTAAACCTATGTGCCTCCAAAAGCTGAGTGTAATGATGTCAAGTACTTTGCCATATTTATGTTCTATAGAAAATGTCCTATACTTATTTTCTATGGTTCTTTGATTTAAGTCTGAACCAAGACTGCTGGGAGCATTATAAACAGTATATCCATTCTCAAAACATCTGAAAGACAATAGCTCGTCTTCACCCAGATACTTAACATATATAGGATAGCTAACTGGCTTTAGTGTGCTGGTCTTCGAAAAAATTAAATTCTTGCTTACTATATTGCTTTCATTAAACTGATCTGACTCTTCGGATTCGGAGATCACTGTAAATAAGTCTCTGTTTTTAAAGCGCTGCCTCCCAATTCCAGAGACAATAGTTTTGTCATCTTTAATAAAATCTATTAAAATATCGTCCCAGCCTTTTCTAACTAAGATGTCGTCTGATAATACCAAGAAATACTCTGAAGAGCTTTCGTGAATTGTTTTTGACTTGTACTCGCAAGGACTATTTAGGTAATCCCAAAAGATATGAGTATAGGATATTTGTGGGCCAGAAAACATTTCTTTTCTGTCTAAAGGGTGTTGATCATAAACGTATATGTGAATATCATTACTGGTTGACGCAATAAGATTGTCAACAATCTCTTTTAAAAATTTATTTTTATACGAATAAATAACGGCATCAATCGTTGTCATCATGACTTACCTCTGGAGATCTCTTATTAAATATGCCAAAATTCTTTTTTCTCCAAGCAAATTTTTTATAATATCCATAAAGCATTGATCGCCTATTTTCAGCCATAAGTTCATGCTTATCTAGCTCTTCGTCAGTATCTATAACCTTTGATTCCCAGTCTTCTCTTTTAAATGGAATTATTTGAAATATTGGCGTACCCTTGGGAATCACACCTCTAAAATTTCTCTTAAGAAAAAATGCAGTAAAGACTGGAAGTCCCCAAATATCAGACTCTACAATTCCAGATAGGGTATAAAACGGAAGGTCATGCCTGTTCATTGGTTGTGTAACTAGTACAGAGTACCCTGGAGGAGTTTCATAATACCAGTTCATCCTCCAGCCATAGTGAATTGGATGGCAATTATCTGGAACTGGAACCTCTATCGTTGGCCTAGTGTCGACAATCATTACATCGCCCTTCCAGGACAAGACTGGGACTCCGTTTTCATCCAAGTCTACATACAGATCATCCTCTAAAACATACTGGTATCCAGCGGTTAGCGCATCAAAGAAGGGCATGCACATCTTTGTAGCTACCTGCGCTCCATCTGTTCCTAAAGAGTTTTGGGGGCTTAGGGTTTTATCACTATTTGATTTTTCAAACTTTGCCAAGCTTCTATACCATTCTGGTACATGCTTTGTAGCTGGTTGTGGTGCCGTTAGCCGATCGCCAGGCATTCTAAAAGATGGAACAAAATTAATTATGTTAGACATTAATTATATTCTTTCTTTGACCTAAAGATAAGTTTATATCCATTTGCAAACATACTACGCAGCTTAAGTCTCTGGTTTGATAAAGTTTTCTTTGAGTCTTCGGCATCAACGACCTCGGACTCCCAGCTATCTCTTTTAACTGGGATGACTTGTACTAGAGGAGTGCCACGTTTGATTACACCCTTAAATCCCTTTTCTACAATAAAAGATAGGTGACCTTCTGTAATAAATTTATCAGAGTCGACAAAAGCTGGTATTGCAGTTAATGGATAGGTGTCTCTGTGAACTGGATTTAAAAATAGGGTGCTATAGCCAGGCTCTGTCTTCATGTACCAGAAAGGCATTACCCTAAATAATGTTTCGTGTTGACGACTTTTATCTATTGGGTATTCGTCATATTGCTGTTTTTCATGGGAAGAAAACATATCTGCTTGGAATTGTTTAATTGCAATTGGTATAGACCATGTTAACTTTTCTGGATCAGTAGCGTCTAAATAAACATCGCATGGCATAGTGATCATATAGCCAGCTGTCATTATATCAAACACTGGCATACATCTTTTAACAGTTGAAGTAGAGTAGCCTTTTGGAAGAGTCTCGGAATCATTTACTGTGCCCTTTTGCTTTTTGTACCAATCTGGAACAAACTTTACTGCTGGCTCAGGCGGGTCTGTGTATGCGGAGGTGCCTTCACTATGTTGATAAAATCTAATCTTTGGCATAAAACTCCTCAATTCCTAAATCTATTATAGCATTCCTGGGAATTATCATATCGTAAATAGGCGATAGTCTTTTGACTTTTCCAAACTCATTATCTATCATATGACTGCCTTCTTTTTTAAATCTAAAAGGTATCATAAATGGCTCTAAATACCTTGTGTCTTCAGGAATTTTAATGCAATGTCTTGTAGTTTCAAATATCTTAAATGCAGACTCTTCTTCTGGAACTACAAATCTAACCTCACAGCTTGAATCGATTATCCAAGGAGTATAGGCCACAAAAGTATCTTCAAAGCACTCCGAGTCTAGGCCTGCAACATATGACGATCTATAAAATTGTCGCAACCATGGCCTATCTAAAAACTTTCTCTCTTTATTATTTACTAAAATAAAAACTTCTGCATGACTATATTGCCTCAGTCTAATAAAATTATCATCAATGCCGATTAGCTTTGGTGCTGGATAAAGAGCCTCTGCGTATTTATTAATTGGCTTTATTACGCTGTTCTTGTATTTTTCCAATGACTTTATTTTTTGAAAACTTAGCCACTTTTCTGGAACTCTAGAATTAAAAGAAATTTCTACAAAGCTTGGATCATATGTTGACTTCCATATTCCAAAATCATAGTCAGTATTATTAAGTATTTCTGGTTTATCCATTAGGGCCTGCAATTAAAACAGATATGAAATCTGACTGGTTAATCTTCATGCTAAGAACTTTATCAATAACGGCAGACACGCTATCTCTGACTATTGTTTGATCTATCATGGTGACATTAATTCCAATTCCTACGGGATGATGCTTTCCAAAAACAGTTTGAATATCTTTTAAAATTTCTATGATTTTAGAGTTGTCGTCTTTTCTATTTTTAACTAAAAATAAATATGAAGTATGACTTTGCTTAACCCAATCAAACTTTTCTAGCCTGCCTTTTGAAGACGAACCTGGAACATCATCTTCGAATATAAAAGACTTGCCACCTACTCCAAGTATAGCAGGCAAGGCTGAAATAATTGATGGTCCTGGAATTACCTCAACTGGAAGGCCTTGCTCATGAGCAATAACAATTATTTTGCCACCTGGATCTGCTACTCCTGCCATCCCATCGTCTGGGCAGATCAAAACATTTTTGTTGTTTTTTAGTGCTTGAATAACTTCCAAAATTATTGGAACCTCAGACTCTTCGTCCATTGGGGCGTAGTACTCAATTATAGCGCCAGACGGAACAATAGCTAAGTCTTTGCAAAGATTGTCAAACATATATCTATTTTCTACTAAAACAATGTCACAATCTTTTATCGCAGATATCATCCTAAGACCAACGTCTAGCCTATTGCCAATGTCTACTCCGCCAACGATTAACATCTGTTCCTTTCTTTGAGCCTCCTGTCAGGATTGAACTGACGACCTACGCATTACAAGTGCGTTGCTCTACCACTGAGCTAAAGAGGCGTACTCCCAACGGGATTCGAACCCGTGCTACCGCCGTGAAAGGGCGACGTCCTAGGCCACTAGACGATGAGAGCAGTGCGACCCTGACCAGACTTGAACTGGCGACCTCCTCCGTGACAGGGAGGCGCTCTAACCAACTGAGCTACAGGGCCCTTGTCCACTTTTATCCCTTCTCTCTGCGGGAGTGGTGTAGACTAAACCATTAGAGCGAATGGAGAGAATCGAACTCTCACCGTCAGTTTGGAAGACTGAGGCACTACCACTATGCAACATTCGCATTGCCCATTTTTATCCTTATACCCTTAGGAGTGGTATGGGCCACACCATTAGCTCCCCTCCGTGGATTCGAACCACGAACCGACGAGTTAACAGCTCGTTGCTCTGCCATTGAGCTAGAGAGGATTGTGCCCGTTAAGGATGGGCTTCCATTTTATTTAATTATTATACACTGAGTCGAGCTGGCTTGCAAGATCCCTAAGGGTCTTTGCTAGTTCAGATGCAGACGCTCTATCTAAAGTGTCGGTAGAAGCAGCATTGGCACGAACCTTTTGAATCAAAGATGCCAAACTGTCTAGCGATCCCAGCAAAAGCTGTCTTGAAGATACAGTGGATGTTGTTGCTGGTGTTTCAGCTACCACTCCTACAACCTTAGAAACTGTAGGTTCTGGAGCTTTTGCCTTAACTGTAGGAACTGAGGCTACTGCAGCAGTCACCGTTGCTACTGATGTTGTAAAGCCAACCATAAATGGATTAGGGCCTGTAGTGGTAATTGGAAAAGAGTCGTGCAACCCCTGAACGGCAGTCCTAATAGACTTTAAACTCTTACTAGTATATGCATTGCCAGATAGCACTAGGTCAGATCGCTGAGTGCTGCCTGCAAACTGAGTAGAACCAACTGCAACAGAGTCTGAAATACATGCTGGATAGTCAATGTTGTTTCCGCTTCCATAGTTTCCAGATGAGGCATAAAAATCAATCTTGGATGCCTTGAGTACGGCGATTGCATTAACAACATTGTTATGAGTTGTCAAAATATTTACACCTGGAGATGCTGGCGTACAGCTTGAGCCTTTTCCAGCATTGTAAGAAAATGACACTGCTTTAATATTATACTTAGCTGAATTAGCAATTACCCAATTAAGAGCATTGGATAACTGAATTCCAGTAATTACACCAGTCTTGTCTGTTCCTGCCTCAATTAAAACTAAGGGAATATTTGCGTTATTTGATCTAGCAACATCTGCCATGATTGTGCCATGATTAAATGCCTTAAACTGTGAAGTGTTTCTTGGAGTTGGAGCTGAGCTACACACCGAAGGTGCAGCCAAACAAATCTCTGTTACCTCTCCACTAATTAAAGTAGATTCAAAATTTACATCAATAATTGCAACGGCCCCAGTTGTTTCTGCCTGAGCTGGAACAATTCCAACAAGTGCAAGGATTGTGACAAATGCAATAGCTAGTTTCTTCATATTATTTTTCTTTCTATTGACTGATTAATTTAATTACTGGGGCACACGGGTCTCCGCCGTCTTCCCATTCTTTTTCTTCTTCTTCTGTCATGTACGGATCTCCGTCATGAGTATAGCAGAATGGCTCAGTTACCCAACCATTGCTAATGCCAATCATAAGCCATTCATCAAAGTCAGGCAAAGATGGCTCATTGTCTATAATGTTTTTCATAGAAAAACCCCTTTGAGTCATATATATATTATATACAATCCAAAGGGGCTTGTCAACTAATTACTTAGCGTTTTTATCTACCTTGGAAAAGGCCTGGTTGATCTCTTCTAGGGTTAACTTTCCATCATCCAAGAATGCTCTAGCTAGTCTTTCAACTACTGATGCTACTCCAAGAATACCTGCCATAAGTACGGCAGAAATCATGTCAACGCCTACAACTGCTCCTGCACCCAGAACGGTAAGTCCTGATGCTGCGAATACAGCTAAGATTCTCCAGAATACATTCTTGATGGTTGCCCATCCTCCTGCTACTCCTTGTTCTTCCATGTTATCCTCCTATTTTATTTATCTTCTTTTTCATAACGAAAAATCGGAAATGTTACTATCCATACTAATAGTGTTATTAGTATTAGGTTTCCTGTAAGTTCCTTGGCGGAACCCTCAAGAACAAGCCAAGCGATAACCATTCCAAGCAATGTCCATGCTTGCTCTAGAATATCCTTAGCTAATGCTGTTAAGAATTTCATCTTAAGATCCACTCCTTATGTTTACTGTTGTTGCAATACCGCTTATTGAAACTGCGGATAGGGCTGCTTGCACTCCAACGATTGCTGCGACCACTACCTTTTCTGATTGCTCTCTAATCTGGGGACTCATATCTGCCCCAGCATTTCCCAAAAAGTTAACAAGTTCTGTAGCTCCCCCAAGAACGTCTCCAAGGAGCGGGATAGCTGCTAGCGACTCATCTAGAACTATGTCATCCTGTTGAGCGGCCACAAACAGGGCCTCCAAGGCCTGCTGGTACTCCTCTGAGCCCTGCTCAGCAGTTTCAAAGGTTTCTATGGCTGCGGCCACTAAAGCCTCTGCCTGAGCCTCTGAAAGCTCTGTAGGGTCTATTTGAGCTAGGTCTACCTGCATCAATTCTTCAGCAGAAAGCTCCTCTGGTAATTCTTCCGCAGATGTGATAGACTCTTCTTCTGGTTCTATAATAGGAGGTTCAATTGGTTCAGGTTCAATTGGAGAGGGTTCTACAGGTTCTGTGGTTGGCTCTTCTGGTTGCTCTAATTCCTCTGGCTCTGGTGTGGGCAGTACTTCTGGCTCTGGCTCCAGTGACGGTTCTGGTTCTGGGATTACTGGTATGGAGGGCTGTGGCTCTGGTACAACGGGCACGACTGGGGATGGCTCGGGAAGAGTCTCAATTGGAATATCTTCATAAGTAATAAGAAGAATCAATACCTTTACAGTCCCCCCTGCTGGATCATTCTGAAAAGTGTCGTTTGATACTTCTACTGTTGCTGAGGTTTCTCCAGCCAGTAGTTCAAACAAAATAGAAGAGACGTCTTGTCCACGAGTGGAGTTATTGGGGTCTCCGTAATAACCAACTGCGCTCGCAATCCTTTGACCTTCTGGCGCAACTATCTCGACGAATGATCCTTCATTTGTAACTGTTGCACCATTTGGAACTGTAGGTGCAGGAGGTGGAGGAGACGCCACTACTGTCGAAGCAGTTGCGGAGAATGAAGAGTAGACGGCAGCTGTGTCGTTGTCAGAACGAATTCTGAATTGGTAAGTCTGATCTAATCCACCTGTAGTTGCAAATGAATCTCTAGGTATGGTGATGCTGTTTGTGGTTGAAGCAATTCCCCATCCTGTATCAAAGTTGTTTGTAGACCAACTAATTGCATAACGCTCTACGGCAGTGTTGCTTTGCACTGGAACATCCCAAGTAAGTTGAACTGAGCCATCTGAAAGCTGCGTAGCTGTAACGTTTGTTGGTGCGTTAAGTACTAGAGGTTCTGGGGTTGGGGTAGGTTCTGGTGTTGGTTCTGGGGTGGGGGGAGTGAACGGTGCCTCTTCTGTTGGCTCTGGAGCTAGCTCTGGAGTCTCTTCTGTTTCTTGGATTCCGTAAGTCTCGAAGTCAACAACTGAGCCATCGTTTAGACGAACTCCAGTTCGTGGGTTGTTCTGTGGGTACTCTGGGCCACTGAGGGTATAAGCCATAGCAACTGTTCCATCTGAGAGGATAGCTGCAGTAATTACGATATGAGTTGGTTCTGCTGTGCCTTGTAGCCAAATAGGTCTAGCTGAAATATCTACCTGGAATCCACCATCTGATGAACGAATGATTAAATGTTCGTCAGATCTCCACTGTGGGTAGACAACCCAGTCGAAAGAGTATAGTGAGATAGACGGTGTGGTTGGGTATGTCCAGTAAGTTCCATCTGGCTGACCAAAGGTAATTACTGAGTTAGTGGTGGCATAAATATTGCTGTAAGTTACTCCGTCAAAAGTTACGGTAGTTGTCAATGGGATCTGGTAAGAGACGTCATCTCCACCGCAGGTGGCTATTTCAGTGACTACTGGCTCAGTTGAGCCGTTTTGCTGAGCGGCTGCTACGGCAGCAACCTGTCCAGGATTGACACAGTTAGCGTGTGCAAAGCTAGAGCCCATAAAGGATGGGAAAAAAGCTAAAGACAATGCTATAAAGATTTTAAGTGGGGTTTTTATTTGTTTCTCCTTGTTAGTGGGGTAAGACTAACAAGATAAGTATACCATTTTATTTAGATATACTAGAATTCCCAATCATCGTCTGTTGTTGCTTCATGCTTTGCAATCACATAACTTGATCCGCTACCGCTAAAGAAGTCGTGGTTTTCATCTGAATTTGGAGACAAAGCCGAAAGTATTGCAGGGTTAACGTCGCAAACTTCTTTAGGAAACAGTGCGTCAAACCCTAAGTTCATCAATGCCTTGTTTGCGTTGTAGTGTAAGAACTTCTTGACGTCATGGGTTAGTTCCACTTCATCATAAAGCTCTGCAGTATACTTAATTTCATTTTCATATAGTTCCATTAGCATTGAGTATGCATAGTCTTTTAGTTCTGCCTGACGTTCTGCAGACTCCTCATTAAATGCTAGCTGGAACTTATAGCCAATGTAATAGCCATGCACAGCTTCATCTCTAATAATAAGTCTAATTAGATCTGCAGTGTTTGTTAGCTTTGCCCTGGAAGAAAGATACATTGGCCAGTAGAAACCACTGTAAAATAAGAATGACTCTAGAAGTGTAGACGCAATCTTACGCTTTAGTGGGTCATCTCCTCTATAGTAGCCTAGGACAATCTCTGCCTTTTTCTGAAGGTATGGGTTGTCCTCAGACCAGCGGAAAGCATTTTCAATCTCTTCAGTGGACGTTAAGGTAGAAAATACACTTGAGTATGACTTAGCGTGTACTGATTCCATAAAGGCAATATTGGTAATAACAGCCTCTTCGTGCTGGGTACGAGCATCTGGAAGGATCGACATAGATCCTACGGTTCCCTGGATAGTGTCTAGCATAGTAAGGCCAGTGAAGACACGCATAGTCAGTAGCTTTTCATTATCTCTTAGTGTAGACCACGACTGAATGTCATTAGATAGTGGGACCTTCTCTGGAAGCCAGAAGTTTGCTGTTAGCCTATTCCAAACCTCTAAATCAATAGGGTCTTCAATCTTGTTCCAGTTAACTGGTCTTGTTATAGCTGACATGATACACAACCCTCCATCTCTGTTCCTTCTAGTGCATTCTGTCTAATACGAATATAATAAATTGTTTTAATACCCTTCTTCCATGCGTAAATCTGTGCCTTGTTTACGTCACGAGTTGTGGCAGTATCCTTAAAGAATAGTGTTAGAGATAGTCCCTGATCAATGTGCTGCGTTGCTGCAGCATAAACATCAATAACTTTTTCTGGACCAATCTCATATGCATCCTCAAAGTATTTGCGGTTGTCATTGGTTAGGTATGGTGCTGGGTAGTAAACACGACCAAGCTTTCCTTCCTTGCGGATTTCAATCTGAGAAGCGATGGGATGAATAGAGCTAGTACTATTGTTAATGTAACTAATTGATCCTGTAGGTGGAACTGCTTGTAGGTTCTGATTATAGATACCGTGCTCCATTACGGAAGCCTTTAGTTCTTCCCAGTCCTTTTTCTTTGGGATACGAATCTTTGCATCCTTAAATATCTGAGCAACCTTTTCTGTAGCTGGCTCCCATTTCTGCTGGGTATACTTATCAAAGAAAGATCCATCTGCATACTTAGACTTCTTAAATCCATCAAATGGTGAATTAGTCTCAATAGCAATTTTGTTAGATGCTTTTAGGGCGTAGTATAGGACTGTTAAGAAATAGATATTAGTAAAGTCAATTGACTCTTCATCTCCATAGTACATCTCTTCTTTGCCAAAGTAACCATGCAGGTTCATCTGACCTAGACCAATGGCACGAGACTTCTTGTTGCCCTCAGCCACTGACATTACAGAATCAATGTAGGACTGCTCAGATACAGATGTAAGAGATCTAATTGCAATCTCAATAGTTTTTGCAAAGTCTGGAGACTCCATAGCCTTGGCAATATTTAGAGATCCTAGATTACAAGAGATGTCCTTACCAATATCTTTGTAAGACATGTCATTGTTGTATGTGGTTGGAGTGTTGACCTGCAAGATCTCAGAGCAGAGGTTCGACATGTTGATGCGGCCCTGGATTGGGTTCTCTTTGTTTACAGTGTCTTCATAAACGATGTAAGGATAGCCTGATTCAAATTGTAGCTCTGCAATCTTTTCAAATAGCTCACGAGCTTTAATCTTTGACTTACGAATACGTGGTTCGTCAACCATCTCTTGGTATAGCTCTGTAACAGAAATATCACTCATTGGCTTTCCATACACTCTTTCTACATCATATGGAGAGAAGAGGTACATATCTTCGTTAGTCTTGGCTAGCTCAATAGTAATGTCTGGAATAACTACCCCAAGACTTAGTGTCTTGATACGAGTCTTCTCGTCAGCGTTTTCTTTCTTGGTATCCAGGAATTTCATGATGTCTGGGTGGTGGGCGTTTAGGTAAACCGCACCTGCACCCTGACGAGCACCTAGCTGGTTGGCGTAGGAGAATGCATCCTCAAGCATCTTCATTACTGGAATAACTCCAGATGACTGATTCTGAATCTTTTTAATTGGTGCACCATATTCACGCACGTTTGTTAGGTTTAGTCCTACACCACCACCACGCTTTGACAGCTGGAGAGATGAGGTGACTGCACGAGCAATAGATTCCATGTTGTCTTCAACACGTAGCAGGAAGCACGATACAAACTCTCCACGCTGCTTCTTCCCTGCATTTAAGAAAGTTGGGGTTGCTGGCTGGAAACGACCAGAAATTATCTCATCGACTGTATCCTTAGCAATCTGCTCATCGCCACGAGCAAGCATCAAGGCATTCATAACTACACGATCCTCAAAGCGCTCTAGATAGCGTTCGCCATCGAAAGTCTTTAGGGCGTAGGAAGTGTAGAACTTATAAGCACCGACAAATGTTGGAAATCTAAACTTATACGAATAGGCATGCTTAAATAAATCTTTAATAAATTCATCAGAGTATTGTCTTAAAACGGCTTCGTCATAGTACTCGTTCTCAACTAGGTAGTGAAGCTTTTCCTCAATAGAGTGAAAGAATACTGTGTTTAGGTTTACGTGGTTTAAGAAATACGCCTTTGCAGCTTCCTTATCTTTCCCAAACTGAATCTTTCCATCTGCATCATACAGGTTAAGTGTTGCATTTAGCTCATGGTATCCATGTTCGCTATTCGTTGTCATATAGAATCCTCATCCTTTGTTTTACTTTGTCTACGTCTTCGGGTGTGCCGAATATTTCTATCCTGGCAACAATTGGTACTCCAGTTTTTTTAGAGATTAGTTCTGCAGCTTTGCAAAAATGTTCTCCAAAGTTTGTATTCCCAAATCCGACTACTCCTCTAAGGAGGTCTCTATTTTGGGGTACATTTAAAAATTGTCTGACTTGTCTGGGAATCGCACTACGTTCGGATCCTCCACCGTAAGTCGGTACAAAGAGTATATAAGGAGCACTGGAAATAAAAGGAGCATTCCCAATCCCAGAACTAATAGGAATCCTAGCAATATTAAAGCTTCCATCATCTACCTTATTTACAAATCTTTTTGTATTCTCAGAGTAGTTTGAGAAATACACAATGTTTATGGACATTAATTATACCTCTCTTTTTTTACTTGGGGATAAACAAAGGGAAGGGCAAAATAGCCCTTCCCCAAGTCTATCTTGTTTCAATTACTTAATTAGCTTAACTCGCTTGTTCTTTTTTACCAGCTTGTTGTACTTGGTAGCTAGCTTGTTAAAGTCGCTCTTTAGCTTTGCATTCTCTGCATTCAAAAGAGCTACCTGAGTAACTAGATCTGCAGTTGCAATAGAGAAAGAAGTTTCTGTTACTGCCTTTGGCAAACCAGTCACATCTGTAGCAGAAATGTTTGCAATACCAGCAACTGTACCAGCAGTAGCAGGAGTGGTAATTACACCCTTGTATAGCTTGGCGGTTGAGCTCCAGGTTAGTGCTGTCTTAACAGTTCCACGAAGAAGTGTTGTTGTAATTGTTGCATTTTCAACTGCGTTACCAAAAACGTCAGTAGCGGTTGCTGTAAAGTCCACATCGGAGCCGAGGCCAGCAACAGTTGGAACTGAAACTGACAGGTTGTATGCAGAGCCAGCAAGACCCTTTAGGTAATAGGTGGAAGATGATCCACCAGCTGTAACAACTACTGAGCCAGTAGTAGTCTTAGTTGTAAACGCATAGAATGTAGCGGTAGTTCCTGAACCAGTGTTAATCTCAACACTAGAAGTTCCTGCCGAAGCTGAAACCTCAGCACCCACTGCATCCAAAGCTGTTACTAGCTTTGCATCGGTTGCTGTTGCACGAACAACTGTACCAGTTGGCACTGTAACAACAAACTTAACAGTGTCAGCAAGGTCGACCTTGTTGTCTGATGGAACTGTTGGTGTTGCTGGAGTTGTTGATACCTTAGATGTAGTTGCTACGTCTGTTGCACCTACGGTTACTGCTGCATTTACTGTTGCGTTAGCTGGAACTGCCAGAATAGCAGTTGCAACTAGAGCTACTGCTGAAGCAATAGCAATTAGTGGCTTCTTTAATGAAGTCATGTTTGTTCTCCTTATTATAATAAATTGAATCTATCCAAATACTCTTTAACATCGTTTGGCATAGGCTTATATTTTATCACATCTGGCCTGTCTTTGTCAAGATCTGATTTTGACCTATCACTAAAAGTATGAATCTCTACTTCAAGGTTTTGGTCTTTTGGAGTATGGGACAGGGCACCAAAGATAGCCCCACAAACGGCGTCTGCAAGGTCTTTAGAAGACTTTCTTGGGTGGTCAACTCTATTATTTTTCATAATCTTTAACTCGGTAAGCTCTTCAAACAAAAGCTCAATAGCTGGCATTGCAAGTCTTTCTTCATACATTAGCATTGCCATGTCTTCGTAATGCTTTTTAGCTACCGAAACAGTCTCTGTTCTCATACCCACAGACTTAAGTTCATTCTGGATATCAAAGGACTGCCAGCGGTCAAATGATACCATTCCGATATCAAACCCTTGTCTACGCAAATTCTGGATCCACTGTTTAACCTCAGACAAGTTCACTGGGCCCTCTACCTTTGGCTCCCAGTAAACAACAGCATCAACAATTACCATGGGAACCACCTGCTCGTAATCTTTCATAACCTGAACAGATACCCACTTTTCTACGTGAGCAATCGCTACCGCACACTTGTCATGCTTTTGTGCAAGGTCAGCATGAACAAAATATTTTTTATTTGGATCTGGCTTAAAGGTTTCGTCAAATCTTTTTGCAGAATCAATGGGGTTTCTTATTGTCATGCAGGCACGAACTTTTTCCTGCTGTTTAAAGAATGCATCTGAAGCGAAGGTTGGAACACAGGCAAAGCGTTGCATGGCATCGCCTATGTCTGTATAAAATGCAAGCTTAAAATCATCAATTTTTCTAGTAGGATTGACTTCCCATGTTGGCTTTTTTAGTGCAAACATTCCTGGATACTTGTAAGAAATTATGTTGTCTTCGTCCCAAGAAATTTCCATAGAGTTTCCTGGAGAATCTTCTGGAAGATCTTCGTTCATGATGAACTTGTGGGTCTTAGAAACTACTTCCTTCTCCATAATAACATCATCATATCTTTTAGAGATAAAGTCTCCTGGATATCTTGGAAATGATAGCAGTGCTACTTTTCCAAGGTCTGGGAATCGTGAATCTACAGATGCACGGAAAGCTTTATATATGTTGTCGGCTGTCTTCCCCTGGTCATTACCAGTACCAATCTCTTGAGCAAATCCTGAAATCTCGTCGAGTACTGCTAGGATAAGGTTGAGCCCTTCGTGAGACTCTCGCTCCGAATGTCCAGAGTAAACTGTAATGGCTTTGTCAAACTCAACGCTGTCTGCCTTTGCATAAAACTTTCCAGCAAACCATGGCGACTTTTCTATCTTGCTTTTAAATCCTTTAAAGAAAACATTCTTAGCCTGTTGAGCGTTAATAGCAACGTTAATAATATCTATAGCATCTCCACTTGGCTTTCCAAAATACCTGGACGGATCTTTTAGACATAGAAGTTTATAAACAATATATGCACAGGCAACCGTAGATGTAAAGTCCTTTCCAGACCCTTTACCAAGCTGCAAGATTACTTCGTTCTTTGTATACTTCTTATAATAGCGGCGGCCCTCTTCTTCTCCCATAAGGTCGATTAGATCTTCTACCCTATAGATTTGACTCATGGCTTCAACGATATCGTACTGAACTTGAGAAAGTGGAGGCTGCTGAAGAAAGTCATCCCCTTCAACAAATGTCTTGGCGTCTACTGGCTTCTCTTCAAAGTTATCTGCTTTAAGAACTTCTAAGAACTCATCAAACATCTGTATGAACCACCGTTATAATTTCTTGTTTTCTAGATACATCTGAAAGCCTTCTCATAATCTTGTCTCTAATTTCTGGATGCTCAGACGCAATGTCCTTAAGTATCCCGACTAAAATCTCTTGCTTGTTTTCAATCTCTAGCATTTCTTCTGCTAGTTCTTTATTTTCTAGAAGACCAGCCTTTTGTAGCATTTCAATTCTAGTTTTTTCAATATCCATAACTAATTTAATTGAAGCATTCTTTGCACCAAGATTTGCAGTAGTAGTAGCATCATCCATAACCTCATAGGCTTTTTGAATTAACTTGTTATAGTGAGCGTCTGCACCTGCCAGAGCTTCCCTGGCACGTCCTCGAATAGCCGCATTGTCTGCAGCCATAACTCTCCACTCATTTATATATGCAACAACCTTTTGTCTTGGCATATCTAATTCTTTAGAGATTTGGGTTGGCTCATTTCCAGCCAAGTATTTCTCGACTACCTTGTTTACTTCATCAAGGTGCTCTACGGTTAGGTCTTCAAATGACACGTTTGGCTCTCTTTCCTCTTTGTGGTATACGCTTAATACTATCAGACTTGAAGCTCCTGTATGCCCCAACTTGTCCACGCTGGACCTCAAAGCAGTCTATCCACTGAGCACCAGTATCAAGATTAGTTGTAAGGCTTTGGAACTTAAACTTGGACCCATGCTCGCCTTTAACCTTGACTAGGTCTCCTTTAGTAATTAAAAATCCATCAAGCATGATCTCTGGATTTTTCTCAAACCTTGTGGGCTGCTCTGTTGTGGGGTTACGCCTTCTCATTGGCTCCTCTTTCTTTAGAAATTTTAAGAAGAATTAGATATCCGATCAAGTCATCGATGTCATTATCTCCTGGGTATTCGGTCCCCCTTGCAAACCTAGATAACTTATCGTCAATCCTGACTAGCAGCTGTTCCATGCCATTTGATTTAGAAAAAATTCTAACTGGATTTAGGGCTGAGTCTCCATATGCTAGATTTTTTTCCATTAGCATACGCTTAATCTCATCGCATATTCTGTTAATATCATTTATAGTATTCATCTGCGGGATTTCCTTAATCCGAACTTAGCAAGATAAACGTAGACTGTTTCTACGCTCGTCCCGCATTCTTTTGCAATTTCTTCTGGGCTTTTCTTGTCTAGCCAGTAGCGTTTCTTTAGCCATGCTTCATTAGTGTATAGTTTAGCAGCCATGATCTTTTCTGTCAATCCCCCAGCTTGTCCCAGTTTCGCAATGCGTAATGACCAATTCCAATTGCATCTGCAATATCATTGTCGGTAATTTCTAAATCATAATTAATATTAATAAAGTTTATAGTCTTTTGCTTTCTTGCCTCACGTTCGTGTTGCTTATACCAAGACTCTGATCTTTCTGGATTTTCTTTTCTCATTAAAAGTTTTGCATCTTTTGTGACTTTGCCATTTCCAATATATGTTTGCCAGGCTATAGGGTTTGTCCCCTTAAAAATTTTGATTCCTGCCAATGAGGCTCCAGCTAAGATTGCACCCTGTACCATAGAAAGTTCGGACATTGTTTTTGGACTATTTATAAAGATTGCTCTTTCTATAACTAGTGCTTCTGGAGCAATGTCTTTTATAACATCTACAACGGATCCTATTGCACTAGATATCTTTTGGTAAACGTTTTTCCCTAAAAACTCAACTTTACCATTAAGAATAAGTTTTTTATCTTCGAAGACTGCGTAAGCTATGCTTGTTGTGCTAGCATCAACTGTAATAATTTTATTTGGAATAATAGAGAACTTAGTCAAATTTACCATCAGAAAGACCTTTTATTTCTTTTATGGCTTTTTTAACGTCTAGCGGATTGACAAGGCACTTAACGCACAGAGGATCATCATTGTAAACTGACAACGAAGCATTACAGCTTTTACAAAGTCTTTCCTTGCCTACCCTTTTAGCTCTTCTATTTTGAGCATACTTCTGGGCCATCTTCTCTTTGGTTGCAGCTTCTCTGCATTCTGAAGAACAGTATATTTGATAAGAAATCTCTGTCTGAAATACAGAGTCACACCAGCTACAATGCTTGTTTGTCATCCAGAGGCTCCAAGGAATTAATCTTTATTAGTCCCTTGCCAGCTTCTGCGCATGCCATTTGTATTGGACATGTCTTGCAAATTTTAGAATTAGATCGATAGTTTTTTTCTGGAAGAGTTTTAGTCTCCCATGCACTACGCACGGTCTTCATCCAATCGAACGCCTGGTTTACCCACCTGACATAATAATCATTAATCTCTACTGGGATTACCAGAAGGTCATGATTATTTTTGTTTTCATAAATCAAGACGGCCTTTGTCTTGTTTAAGATCTTCATATAGATAAGCAGCTGAATGAGGTGACCTAGCTTAGCCTTACCGCTTGCTTTTCTGTACTCAAAGCCTTCGGCTGGCATTGTCTTGATTTCTCCAAGAAGGTCCTCGCCTGCCCAATCTAAAATAACATCCCCAAAACCAAAAATTGGAGGATCGCTATAAGTAACTTTAAATTCTGAATCCTTTAAGATTCCAGCGTCAGCCATAGCTTGCTGGATTCTTTCGTGTGACTTTGTTCCAGCAGTCATGTTAGCTCCGCCGTAAGCATCTGCATTATCTTCAAAGGTTGCACCCTCAAAGGCTAGGTACCAATACCTAGGGCACTCTCCATGGGAGTATGCTATTGTGCTTGGAGCAAATGACTTTTTCTGTGTAAACTTTGGCAGCCGCTTAGAAATGTAGCCATAGTTAATCTTTTCAATAAGCTCCTTAGTGTCAAGAAATGACGGGCCAGAGTTTTGTACATTTTTTAGCATTACCTGCTGTAATAAATTTTTAGCCATAGCTAATTAACGAATGATATATTTAAGCGCAGCAACTAAACTATTAATTGATTCTGCTGCAGTATAATAAATATTCTTTTTCGCTCTATCTCCTTTTTCTACGTTTGTCAACCAGGTTGCACGAAATGCCATTTTAGCTGCAATTGCCTGTAGACGAACGATTTCTAGTGTTACCACACTCATTGGGATGTCTGGTTTTAATATAACTTTTGAAATAAAAACTAGAGCAGAAGTAAGCTCTTCGTCATTCATATAATCTGCCACTTCAGACAGCCCATTAATCATATCTATTGTTGAAACGTTATTTTCCATAATCACTCTATTCTAGCATACCCTGCCACTACTTGCCAATATTTTTAGCAAGTGAATTGTACATATCCCAAGCTGAGGTGAACTCTTCACGCTCTTTGAGGGTCTCTAAATACTCTCTATGAGCCTCTGGCTTTCTTAACGGATCTATTGGATCCTGTTCTCCAGAAAACGCCCAGTCAGTTGGTGGGCAGTAGTCAAATGTAACTATCTCTAAAAATTCCCCCTCTTTCCACTCACGCTTTGGACGCCAGTGTACCTGGTTAACTGCACTAAAGATTATAGCGTCTCCAGTTTTAAGACTATATGGCTTATTGTCTATATAAATATCCCAATCTATATTTCCGTCTAGCTGGTAATTAAAAGTCACCAAGTTTTCTGTGCTATCTATATGTGGTGGCAAGGATGGCTCATACCTGCCATCACCGTATTTTAAATTATAATCAATGTAGCTATAGTGAGCAAGCTTTATTTCATTTTTATGCAATGGCTTAGAATAAGAATCCATAACGCCTTCTACAGATTCTGGGCAGTCAAACTCAACAATGAGTCTAGACATGTGTGTCATAAGCCTAGGCTCTAGCCTGCTCTCTGTGCTTATGAATTCTTCTTTATCTCCAGGGAGGGGGTGAGATGCTAGAGGAGTTTGTTTGATTAGTTCAATTGCTTCTCTTAGCTCTGAGATCTGCTCTTCAGAAAACGGTTTTTCTATGTAGATTGGCAGGGTTGCGTTGTAATCTTTAAAGCCCGACAAAAATTTGTGCATCTTTGCAACATTAGCCATTTGCTTCCTCCAACTTTAAACGCCATACTTCTGACTTGTCATCCATTAACTTCGTGTGTTCTGGACCAAGCTGATTGATGTTCTCTTTAAGATATAGATGGCAGAATATCATTTCTAAAAACTCACCAACAACAAAACTTCTTTCTGGCCTCCAGTGTATCTGATGTGTTCCACTAAAAGTTAATGCCTGGTTATTCTTTAAAACAAATTCCTTGCCTTCTACGTATATTGGCCAATCAATGTTTGACCCAAGCTGGTAGTCAAATGTGAATCGTGGCTCGATAAAGGCGTCAAAGTGTGGACGTAAATTTGGGACTTCTACTTTTCCATCGATGTCTAGCAGCTCATATCTAGAAAATTGATATTCTAACTCAAAGCCAGAAAGCCCTGTTATGTTTTCAACATGAGAAATTATTTTGTCTTCTATGCTTTTTGGCATTCTAAAATCTGAAATTTGTTGCACATGAAGGTCCATAACATAATTGTTATAAGGCTTTTTAATTGAGCTATACAGGTCAGAAATTTCTGAGTCTGTCAATAGGTTCTCTATGACTACATTTTTTTCATCAAATTTCAATTGATTCCTCCATACTGTTAATGCCAGTCTTATTAATTAAAAAGTTGGCTCGTTCTCTTAACACTTCATCCTGATCATTCTCTAGTGGCAAATCAGCTGTATACTCTAAATGACAAAATATCATGTCGATTTCTGCATCATCTGCTATTTGCTTGTCTTCTCTCCAATGTATCTGCTGAGTTCCTGCAAAAACTAATGCCTGATTATCTTGTAGGTTATAGACATCTTCTTCTACGACAAGCGCCCATGGCTCTGATGTTTTTAATTGAATATCAAATGTTACCCTCTGGCTTGGTCTAGTGTCATAGTGTGGGAAAAGCTTGGCCTTGTATCCAAACTTAGGGGAGTATCTTGCAAAAGAATAATCTTTTCTAAGTACTAGATGGTCCCCCAAAGAGTTTTTGACAACTTCGTTAATCCTATCTTCAATCTCCTGGCCCAAAGATACATCCCAAACCTTGTGGCTAGCCCAAGGCTGGACCCTAGTCTGATCTTCAGAGGTATTATCAATAACTTTATAAATCTTATCGATATGATCCTGCTCAAATATATGATCTACTACCATCACTTCAAAGTCTTGATTAGAAATATGTCTTTGAGCTGCCTTAAAGTCTTTATAAGATGTCATAATTAAATTATACACTATACCTAGTAGACTTCAGTTGCCTCTATGATAGCCTGCTTCTCTTTGCTGGATACCCTGCCACTAGTAACAAACCATGGCAACAGAATGTCGTACAAATCTATTAGCAGGTTAACGTCCTGGATCTGATACTTTTTCATTTCTTTCCAAGAGTCCTTGTCACCAGCCATACATCCAAGCCATAATCTAAATCCAGAGTGCTTGACCTTCGCTCCAACCTCAAGCTTTTGTGCCACATAATCTAGCTTGTTTGAAGGAAACATAAAGTTTGCTTTTGTGACGCTCATTAAATCTAGATCCTTAACTGGTGATGGCGGTAGCATGCCATTTTCCAAGAATTCTCTATTTATATGTTTGTGATCAAATGATGCTGAATTCCAGCCAACAAGAACATCTGCCTCCTCCATAAGTTCATGCAGCTCTTCTAGCATTGCCTCTTTGCCGTCATGGTGAACTGACTTAAAGATAACCTTCTTGCTACCAAGCCACCTGGCTCCGAAGCAAAGCATTTCAGTACTCTTAATGATTTGGTCTATGCTAATGTTTTGGTCCCATAGCCCCCAGGTATAAACCTGCATTGGTGTAGTTTCAATATCTAAAAATAATGTTTTCATAATTTATCCTCAATTAGTTGCTCTAATAGAGATAGCTCTATTATTGCTAGTCTAGTTTTTTTATTGCCTTCCCCCAGTACCACGATGATAGCTGGGTCATTTTTATTTTTCATTGCATCTGTAGTTGCTTTTGCCCAGTTATCCTGGTTTACGGTAAATCCTTTTGGATACTCCTTAAAATCCACTGTAAAGTTTTCAAAGACTGCATCGCCCTTAGTTGTTCCTCGACCACTATTTTTTATAGCTTTGGCACCTAAGCGTTTAATCTCAGACCTCTCGCTCATAGTCTTTCTTCGTTTTAGGTTTTAAAGAAACTTCGCTTAAATGCTTTTCAGAGCATAGCCAAGTTATCAATTTGTCTGTCGCATAGTGCCTAAGACTAGTGACCTCGGCATTGCAAACTTGGCATTTAAACTTTCCCTGATAGACTGTATATTTAGACACTGTGAACCTTTTTGTATAAGGAGTCATATAGCTCTTTATCTTCTCTAACTTTTGTCACAAAAGCATCACGACCTTGCAACTTAGATCCGTCATCAAGCTGGTACCATGCACCAGTCCTATTTACAAACCCAAGCATCTCTGCAGTATCTACTAAATCTCCTACAGAGTCGATACCTATCATGTCTCCTCTATAGTAGAAGTCGTACTCGGCAGAATCTCCTGGAGCTGATGTCTTAGAATTAAGAACTTCCCATCGAACCTTTCGACCAATTTTTTGCTCTATCAGCTTGTCTCCAGATTGGATCTTAGCTTTAATTGCTTGAGAGTCCGAACTAGATGAGAACAGCTTAACTATTGTAGATGACATAAACTGCGTTGTCAGTCCTCCTGTTGGAGCTGCCTGAGTATACGTAGCCTGGATGTTATTCCTGGCCTGAGAGATTGCAACTATAAGAGCTGGCTTCTCACGATTGTTAGCGTAGTTAAGCATTAGCCAAGCATGCTTAAGGTCTTTAGACTCTGCGCCAATTTGCTTAGTCTGGTCTAGAGCCTTTAGCTCATCTGAGTCTTTTTCAAAGTAAACCGCTGGTAGCAGAGAGCTAATGCTGTCGATTACAATAATGTCAACACCTGCTTGAAGAAGTGCAACACCTACGTCTACCATGTCATTTATACTTCTAGCTTCAGAGTATATTAGCTTGGATGTATCTACCCCCAGCTTTTTTGCCCACTCTTCATCGTAGGACATTTCTGCGTCTACCCAAGCACAGAGCTTTCCTTCTTTTTGCGCCATTGCAATCATTTGCAAACATAGCGATGACTTTGCGCTAGACTTACTACCCCAAAGAAGGACCTGCCTGCCATAGGGAAAGCCACCGCCTAGAGCACGGTTTAACCCAGCGCTTGGCGTAGGCTGCATCTCTGTTTTAATACCAACACCAGTAGTTAGTCTTTTTCTAATTTTTGGATCTAGCTGAGCCATAGCCTCTTCGATAGTAGTCATTAGCTCACCAATCCTGAAATCTTATCTGGATTAAACCCTGACCAGGACTCGCTATCAGTAATAACTACTGGTGCTGCTCTAAAGCCTTTAGAAACTATCAAGTCTAGCGCCTCTTCGTTTACTGTAATATCTACAGTCGTATACTCAATATTCAACTTGTCCATCATTCTTTTAGTTGCATCGCATTGTACGCACGATGGCTTTGTATATACTGTAATCATTATTTTATATCCTCCAAGATAATTGTTCCGTCTTTTGTTTTTCCAAACTCAAAAGTATATGCTGCCCCTTCTTTGATATTCATGTATGCCTTTGGAAAGGCTGTTGGGAATACCGTTACGGAGTGAAGATTTCGGGAAGTGTCTGCCAGTGTTAGAGATGCCATCTTTTTACCAGCCTTTGTAACCCTTGGCTTAAAGGAAATAACAAACATCTCATCTTCCTTATATGGCAACATCTTATAGTTTAAGAATTTAACTAGGGCTGATTCAGAACCCTTAATCTCGTCAACTCCGATGGCACTAACAATCCTATTATCATTACATAAAAGAAGGTAGGTTCTGCCAGTTTCAATAGTAGTTTGCTCTTCATCAAAGATCCCGACGCTTCCTGTCTTGTCTAAAATTTCTACACGTGACCAGCCCTTGCCACGCTTAACTGTTTTAACCATTCCCATAAGAACGTATGCGCCCTTTTCCTCGAACTCTTCTACATCATTAATAAATGCATAGTAGTGAGATGGAATATCTATGTTGAACTCTGGAAGGTTTAGATATTCATAAAGATTTTCTCTTACTTCATGCTCGTCCCTGGGATTATCTTCAAAGGTGGCAGCACCAACAAGCTTTAGGGCCTGTAGCGCACGACTATTAACTCCATTACCCTTACCAAAAGTAAAAGCCTCTAGGTCCTTATAAGAAGAGAATGGCCTTCTTGCAATATACTTTTTTGCAATATTGTCTGAGATATACTTAATCGAGCTTAAGCCAAATCTAATCCCCTTGCCCTCAATCTTAAAGTCCATGTCAGACTCGTTAATGTGTGGCAAACGAATAGAAATATTCATCCTTTTAGCCTCAATCAAATATTCAGTACGAGCATCCTTGTCCTTTTCGTTCTTAAGAACCGAATACATAAACTCTATCGGATAGTACTTTTTTAGCCATGCAGTCCAATAAGATAGTGTTGAGTATGCTACTGCGTGAGACTTGTTAAACGAGTATCCTGCGTGAGCTTCAAAGTCTGTCCAAAGATTTAGAGCATCATTTGGAGATAGGTACTGAGATGCTCCCTTAACAAACTTTTCCTTAAACTGATCAAACTCTTTAGCATCTTTTTTCTTACCAATAATCTTACGAACCTTGTCAGCTTCTGCCATAGTCATTCCGCCAAGCTCTGTACAGGCTTGCATAACTTGCTCTTGGTATAAAATACATCCATAAGTTTCTGCAGTAAAAGCTTTCATTACTTGGTGGTGGTAAGAGATGTTCTGCTTACCGTGCTTACGAGCAATGTAGTCTTTACCAATAGTGTTGGCAGCACCTGGACGAACCAAAGCGTTAGATGCAGCAAGCTCTGCAAAGTTTTTAACACCCATCTTTACTAGCAAGTTTGTATATGGAGTAGCTTCACACTGGAACACACCCTTGGTATAACCAGAAGAAAGCATTTCGTAAACTCTCTCATCTTCCATGTCAATCTCTAAAAGATTAATATCTTTTCCGCTTCTATCTTTAATAATATCAAGCGTATCTCTCAGAACAGACAATGTCTTTAGACCTAGAGCATCAATCTTGATTAGCCCAATACGCTCTGCCTCTTCCATATCTACCGCAACTACTGGGATTCTTTCTCCGCTTCCAGGAGAAGTTCTTGTTTCCATTGGAGCGTACTTGAATATCGGAGACTTTGATGTTACAACACCTGCAGCATGAATTCCTGTTCCACGAATTCGACCTCGAAGCTGCTCTCCATATTTTTCAATTTCTGGATACTTCTCACGGAACCAGACTGCCTGCTTTGATGTGCAGTAGTCATCCCAAGTATCTACAACTTTCATAACCTTATTAACATCGGTTAGAGGTATATTTAAAACACGAGCAATGTCTCTTACAACACCCTTGTCTTTAAACTGCAGAAATGTAGCAATAGATGCTACGTGACGATATTGACGAACAAGGTAGTCCTTTACCTCTTCACGACGTGAGTCCTGGATATCGGTATCGATGTCTGGAAAGTCGTTACGCTCGGGATTAATAAAGCGAAAGAAAAGCAATCCATGTGGGATAGGATCAATGTCTGTAATCTCAAGTGCATAGCACAGAAGCGAGCCAGCGGAAGATCCACGACCTGGACCAACCATGATGCCTTCCTTTTTAGCCCAAGAAATCATATTACGAACAACTAGGAAGTAAGGCCCAAAGTTCTTATCCTCAATAACCTTTAGCTCTTCATCTAGTCTAGCTAGATACTCGTCTGTATGTACACCACGTTTCTGAAGACCTGCCACTGCAATATCTCTAAGCTCTTTATTAGGATTCTGATACTGAACTGGCAATAGGTCTAGGTGATCTTGAATGTCATAGGAACTAATCTTTTCAGAAATTTCTAGTGTGTGCTGGTAGATATCTTCTCTGTCGATTTCCTGAGACTTCATTGCAGCCTTCATCTCTTCATAAGATAGAAGGTGAATCTCAAACTTGTTGAACGACATCTGACGATCAGCACCGTATAGGTAATCAAGCTTGTCCATAAGATTTTCATGCTTAAGGGACTTTTCGTATGTAGCTTCCTTTGCAATCTTATTTGCATAAGTATTAAGAATTAGCTTTAGTTCTTGAATTTCTTTTTGTCCAGCATGAGAGTGGTGACAGTCTGGGGTCACTACAGCCTTTACCCCGTACTCATCTGCCAAAGCTAAAAGTTGATGATTTACCTCTGCTGGGTTGTGTGGCATAACCTCAATGTAGTAGTCGTCTCCAAAGACACGCTTATGCCATTCAATAATGTGCTTTGCCTCAGCTAGCTCCTCTGCCTCAATTGCTTTAGCAAGAGCTCCAGATAGACAACCAGAAAGGACTACAAGACCTTCAGAATACTTTTCCAAAACCTCATAGTCAATACGTGGCTTCTTGTAAAAACCCTCAGTCCACGCAATCTCATTTAGCTTATTTAAGTTTTCCAAACCAACATCATTCTTAGCAATAATGATAATGTGGTTGTAGACTAGGTCAAGCAGGCCCTTTCTTTCTTCTTTATCTCTTTGATCGAATCTGTCTTGAGTAATGTATCCTTCTACTCCTAATATCGGCTTAATGCCACTCTCACTAGCAGCTCTAAAGAACTCCCTGTGACCAGAAAGAGATCCATGGTCAGTGATTGCTAATGCATTCATACCCAGCTCTTTAGCTCGCTCTACATATTCTAATGGAGTAGCGATGCCGTCAAACAAGCTGTAATGAGTGTGGACATGTAAGCCAACATAGGACATAGACTATATTACCAATCTATGTTCGAACTAGCGGTGGATGACGGTGTGTCAAACCCTAGGTAGAAAGCCTCTTGCTCAGCGTATGGCACCTTGCTCAAAGCAGACTCTAGTGGGTATGGACGGATATCGGCCCATACAAATGGTTCCTTGTCTGGAGTTGAAGGGATAAGGGTGTAGCTTGTCTCTGTACCCTGACCATTCCTCTTTAGCTTCCAGGTCTGGTTTGAAATGCTTCCAGTCTCAAGCGCAAACTCACGAATAGTGTTGAATGCAGACTGCTTGCTTACACCCATAGACCAGATAGCAACGTATGGGTCTTCTAGTCCATCGTCAACAAGGACGTTGCAGTAGAAGCGGAGACGTGCTCTCCATCCAGCCTTTGGATCTTTTCTGTGCATCTCTTCTGCCCAGTCTCGACCTTCGGTGTCCATAGTATCTACAGCCTTACGTCTGTAATCCTTCGGATTTGTGTGTTCCTTTACAACAAGTGCAAGACCACGCTCTTCAGAATAGCTTGAGCTATCCTCGTCCAGCTCTTCAATGAAACGAATCTTTACAGACTGTCCATCTGCTAGCTTTAGCCAGCGAACCTTAGCCTTGTTCTCATCATACTTTGGCTTATCAAGTAATGCGTTGATATTCTTTAGCCCTTTTACTACGCTCATTTTTTCTCCTATATATTAGTTTATTATTTTAGCATTGAAGCGATTGATTTGTCAAATGATTCGTCCAATTGCTTGATTTCGTCATCTGACATATCGCCTATATCTTTATATTTTTTATTTAGTTGTATTACGATAACACGAGATCCAAGATTTTCTACAATCTTGTCTTTCATGTTACCGCCTGCTTCATCATTATCTGCAATAACGCAAATGTTATTGAAGTATTTTTTGAGTAGGTCTATTTGGTAGTTAGAGACATTCGACCCTAGAGTAGCTACCGCTGGGAAGCCACACTGATCTAGCCTAATTGCATCAAAAGATGACTCAACTACGTAAACTTTTTTAGATGCCTTGACCCTGTGGAGATTAAATAGCACCTTTGCTTTTGGAAGTCTTGGGGTGTTTTTAAAGTCTTTGCCCTCAACTGATCTACCCACAAATCCAACTTCCATACCGTCTGGAGAGTGAACTGGAACAGTTACCATATCTTGTTTTTCAGAATAACCAAGCCAAAACTTTTTTACAGAAGCTTCTGAGATGAGTCTGCCTTCAAAATACCTCATGGCTCTTGGTGACTCTAGTGCCTGAGAGTTAAGTCTTTTAATAGACACCTGATCGTACTGAACGTATTCTGGAATATCCACTAGCTTCTTGTTGACTCTATCTAAAACAGAAGAGCTCTCTTCTTTGCTTTTTATAAATCTAACAGCCTCAAAGTATTTTCTACCAGAGAAATGCATGACCAGCTCAATAAAGTCACAAACGTGGTGGCATGAAAAACAAAAGAACACTCCAGTGACCTTGTCAACTTCTCCTGCTGGAGTTCTGTTGTTGGCGTGAAATGGACAAAAGATAATAAAGTCAGTATCTACTTCTGACTGGACCTCTAGGCCCGTTCCTTCAAGAACTCTCTTAATTTGCTCTCTTGTATATAGATTGGTTTTGTTTCGTCTATTCCCAGTATCCATTCGCTTTGTTTCTTCCCTATATATATTCCGTATAAACTTAGTTTAAATTCAAAAAAATCTTTTAGCTCGTTATAGTATATCGTAAAATCTGGATTGATGTCAAGCCTTGGTACATACCCAGAAAGCCTCATCTCAGTGACAATCAGCCTTATATACTCGCCTTTGAGTCTAGGAATGGCAGAGTCATCGTGGATATTACCGTCCAAGCTAAATTTCTTAATTGGCTTGTGGTGTAGATTAAGCATGTATTAATTATAACTACTTATCCTCAAAGTCCTTGTATCTGTACCAGCCCTTATCAAAGTCTACCTGGACCAAAAAGTCGCCCATAAACCCATTACGATTCTTTCTAAATACACACTCAATAATATCGCTGTTTGTTGCACGGCCCAACGCTAAGACCCAGTCTGCATCGTAAGCAATCTGTCTAGACCAAGCTGTTTGACCAAGCGTTGGAACAGTGTCAAGCTTTGTTACGTCATCTGGAGTTGCTGAAGAGATTGCCATAATTGGGACCTGCTCAGAAATTGCCATAAGCTTTAGCTCTCTAGAAAGATTCTTCATCCTAACAGTTTCATTCTCGGACTTCTGGTTTGGAGACATTAGTTGCAAATAGTCTACGACAACAAAGTCTGGCTTGTACTGATCTAGCTTTCCTCTAAGTACAGAAGGGTTTACATCTCCACCACTATCATTGGAAATAATATGAAACTCTGGCTTGCCTTCAAGATTCTTTTCGTGCCACTTAGCTAAGTCTTCTAGATCTACCTGACCACTCGAAAGCTTTCTATGTGACCAAAGGCCTTCGCCCATGATTGCATAAACACGATTACGAACTTCGGTTTCGCTCATCTCAAGACTTACGATCATTGGAGACTTACCCTGCTTCCAAGCCTGTACCGCAAAGTATAAAGATAGCCAAGACTTACCGATACCAGGATACGCAAGAAACACGCCAAGCTGTCCTGGCATAATTCCAGAAGGAAGGTAGTTGTCAAAACCTGGCAAACCAGTTTTGATTCCAAGCATACCCAGCTCTTGCTCTCTTTGAAGCTTCTTATAGTATTCTACAGCGGAAGCCAAATCAGTAGCATCAATATCTCGAATTGCAGAGGTATTCTTTTTAAGCTCTGAGGTCTTTGTAATAAGTGTCTCAAGGGCGTTAACACTACTACCGCCCTGGATCTCTGTCGCTGCAGAAACTAGAATTTCTTTTATGCTGCTTTCAAGGTACTCCCCTTGCAGCTCTTCTAGGTGGTGCTTGGTGGCACCCACTCCTTCAACTGGAGAAAAGTCTCTAAACTTGTCGACTACTACTGACTTGGGCGGAACTGATCCATTAATCTCAGCATACTTACGAATAAACTCCCAAATATCTGTGTGCGTTCTTAGAAGCTTTTCTACGTCTGCTTGAAGCAGGACGTGCAGCTGCTTATCCTCCAGGACTGCAGATATTAGTTTATCTTCTACGCTACTCACTTAGCCACTCTTTCGCTTTCTTTCTTCTTTCAATTCTTTCAACCGTATCTTCTTCGATACGTGATTTAGATTCAATTAGTTTATCTATATTGCTTGCAAAGTTTTTCCAATTTGGAGTTGGGTGCACATCGAAGTAATACTCTAGCATTTCATAGCATACATGAATTCCATAAGAATCTATGATTGCATCTGCTGCCCAGGCTTCTGCCCATCTGTTAAGGTTTGGCTTTATGTCATATTTGAACTTGTAGTGCTTTTCAAATTTGCTGAGCAAGGCCATTTGGTCTTTACGCTCAGCCATCCTACTTAGCCTCTACCTCAGCTGAAGCTTCTTTAACCTTGGAGGCAAGCTTGTCTTCAACAAAAGCATAGACACGCTCAAAGGCATCTCCAATGTTTTCGCCATCACGCTTGTTGTCCTGGATCTCTACGTCAATTCGCAAAGACTGAAAGTTTCCTAGGTTAAGGGTATAGCCTAAAGCGACCCTTACCTTAGTTTCTTCGTTATTCATACCCGTTTCTTTCTATATAGATTCTGACCAAATTGGAATGAATCTTCCATCTTCGGTTCTTGTATATGTCAGTATACCATCACCCATCCTTCTTGTCAACTCTTGAGTGGATGGAGTTACATCATTTGTAATTAACTTATCTTTCCTAGGTCTTCCCATATGGTAGGATGCAAGTATATCACGAATCTCTCTTATTTGCGACTCTGAGTAGTAGCTTCTTACTTGCCACCCAGTGCTTCCACCCTTTTGAGATCCAGTTGGATGTGGAATTATACCACGCTTCATTAAATTTGGCAAATACTTTTTGTGACGATTTACAAGTTCAGCAGTTTGTCCAACAGTGTATGCCCTTTGCCTACTTTTTTTAAAATCTGAGATCAGACAGCTTTCTATTTGATCTTTAGTTATATTATAAACAGACATAATTCCATTAGACTTATTTAAATGATGAACTCTTACAAGACTGTCATTTAAAAACCAAACTTTTTTGCTTCCAGGAATAACTGGAGCAGCGTTGTAGAGACTCATGTCCGTTAGTGGCATGAGTAATCCTAGCTTGGAATTCCTATTGCAAGAATATTAATTCCTATGGAGGCAGTACCGCTTGTTCCGAACCTTGCAACACCTTCTACCCTAGAGGTAGTCACCAAAGTCAGAACAACAGAAACGTCTCCACCACTTGCAGTACCAGATATGTTGATTGGTGTTGCTGTTACAATTGGTGGATACTTAAAATCTGCTGCAGGGAAGTTGTAGGAGAAGCTAGCTGTAGACCCAGCAGTAACCTCTGTATTAGGCGATAGCTCATAATACCCACCAACCATCCTACTGTCAGTAATACGCACATCCTGCCTACCAATGTTTGCTGCTGGGGTTTCGATTGAGCTAAACTTGTTGGAAGAGTAGGATGCCTGAGTCGATAGCTGATTTACTGCATTTGCAAGCTGATAAATGTATGAAAGATCTAGAGGTTGCCCACGCTCTGGTACTGGAATATTTGCCATTATTTCTCCTAAACTAATATTATACCAGAGGTATAACTCCTGATTCATAAATTTCTAATGCTTCGCTTCTGGTCTTGGCTATTCCAGATACCTGAATAGCGAACCTAAAGGAATCTTCTGCATTATTAATAAATGTATATGTATGAACAGATGATGTTCCATGATAAAAGTAGTTTTCATTATCAAACTTGACAAAGATGTCATACTGTGGACGACTTTCCTCGTCTCCCCAAACAAGTGTAACCACTCTTCCATTTATAGAGTATTCTGCATCTACGGTTTGTGGTGGCTTAGCGTTTAAGGAAAAAACTGAAGACCAGGAGGAAACCCTGTTTTTGTCGTCTGACACTATCCTATATCTTACTAGATATTTGTTTTCTGAGGTAACATCAGTCAAAGAGGATTTTGGGATTACTACCTTTTTGATTCCTGCGTCTGCCACTACTCTACCCCAATTGCAATTCTAAACTCTATGTAGTTTGAAGTGTTTGAAGCTTTTACAATAGGTAAAGCTCCGTCCGACTTGACTACCGAATACCCTGTCAATCCATATAAAGGATTGGTTGTTGTCAAATTTTCAAGTTTCATTCCATCTAAAGCAATATAGTAATCCGAAGACGGCTCATCGTCTTTTGACACCTGGGCATAAATCCTTGCAGTGTTTGCAGTATTCCAGTTAAAACCAGAAGTATAATAAAGATTTTGAATTTCTTTTGAAACTACAAAATATCTGTTTTCAGAAAAGTCACCAACTTCGGGATCTTCTTCCTGAGTAGTAACAACACCGTTATCTATATTTACTGAAAAGCTTGCATATTGCTGAGGACTTGCTGATGAAAAGAATTTAACCAAAATCTTAACATTGTCTGGAACATTTGCATCTTCTCCATCTTTATTTATTAAAGAAAACGCAAGCTTAATTTTATCAGTTGGCGCATTTTTGCTAAAGCTAAATGATGTCTCTGCTCTTTCTATGTAGCTACCAGAAGTAATGGAGACGCCTTCCGTTATGCTAGATGCTAGCTGAGAACTGTCTCCAGCAATCATAATCATATTATTAAAGAATCTGCATCTTTCATTTCTGCCAACTCTTGTGCTATCTGTAAAGATTCTGTTATCCGCATTAGTATGGAATGTAGGAGTTTCGACCATTGTTCCATTTACAATATATTCTCCAGTAATTACGTTATTTCCAGCCGTATCTAGTGGCGCATAAACTGATGGAATCTCGTCTGATCCCTGCAGCTTCCAGCCTTCATTCTGATTAAACAAAAAAAAGTTTTTGCTGTCGAATGAGCCTGCAGAGGGGTTTGATTGTGCTGGAAAAATTCCAACTTCTGTAATTTCATATCTCTCTTCTGTGGGCAATTCAGCAGTCAGCACTAGCTTTGTTAAATTATTTTCATTAATATATCCCTTTGAAATAATTGGAACACGAAACATCTCAAAGTCTAATGATTTTTTTTCTGAATATTCTGTTTTTTGAGAATTGGTAAATCCAGACTCTTCGCTATTCAGAGCCGATGGCCCACAGCCCACAGCAATATAAGAGGCATAAGCTGGTGCTTGTCCGATAAGGTATTTAGCCAATATACCTTTTCCAGTATTTGTAATCATTATGAAGACTCCTCAGAGTATATTGTATCATGTAGCTGGCCTATGTTGGAAATAACTTGCACTTCTACTTGCTCCTCTGGTTTCAGATTAATTAGATCTATAACCAAATCGCCAGTATTAGGGTCTACATAGACATACTTACAGTTTGGAACCTCAACGTCATCCAGGATATCATAGCCGCTACCGCATTCTGGAGTCTTGGTATAAATAGAAATTGCAAAATTCTTAAAATAGTCTTTGTCAGTTCTAGATAGCGGAACTATGTTTTCTGATCTATACTGATAGGCCAAGTCTGAAAGATTTTTTACAAGTTGGTATGTAACGTTTTGACCATTTATAATATCATTTCTAACAACGTTGATTATTTCTTGACCACCAATGTCTTCAAAAATAAGATCCACCATTACGTCTTCTGTAAGTGTGCTGTCAGAAAAGTTCAGCAGGTCTGGGGTAGCAATTTTTACGGAGCTGCTGGTGTTTGAGGCATAAGCTCTAGTTTCTGTTGATAATGGTCTAGAATCCATTATGCCACCTCACTTAAAAATACAGACATCTCTGGGCCGTCTGAGGATACTGAGTACTCTATCTGATAAACTACAAACCTATCGCTATCGTCTGATACTTGATTTATATTGTTTGTATCCTTATAGTTAATATTAACAATATCTCCTAGCTGTAATATTGGCACTCCAAAAACATTAACCCCAACAGATTTTCTTGGCTTCATAACTTTAGATATCATCCAAGACATTAGATTTTCTGCATCGTCATGTGACTGTATATATGGTGCATCTAGGGTAAAATCTTTTTTACCATGAGTTAGTCTGCTAACCTTTATGTCCTGATAATCTTGCTTAAATTTTGTTGGATAACTAACTAATTGCTGACCATCAAATTGTGGATTAGATAGGTCGCTATTTTTATCAAAGTATTCATCTACAGTTAGCTCGTGAGTAGACTGCTGAGTAAAGGTAACTCCCTGAATTCTTAAGTAGTTTCCGCTTGTCTCATCTAAACTTAATGCTGTGTCAGTTGCATTAAATATTAAGAACTCTGCTCCATATGCAGTAGCCATAAATCCAGAAGTAGTGTATCCCTTTATTTGATTAAATGTTGGAGATAGCTTTGCATAAAGAGCTGGAAAAGCTTTGTCATATCTTATATTGAAGTAAGCGGCCTCTCTCATAATTGTTCCAAACTCTTCAAAATAGATGTTGTATCTTGGCGGTTCTGATGGGCTAATTCCAGATAGATATGTTGACTGCACTACGCCACTTAGGGCATACTTTCTAAATGATTCATTCATGCTTATCTCCTCTCCAGAGAAGACGTCGCTTATTGGAGTATCCAGTGCATACGCTGTATTTTGAGAATAATTATTTGTAATTGCATAAATATTTTCAAACATGGCTCTGGATCCACCACGAACAAATAAACACATGTTTCTGTGTATTGGCAATGGATTGTCGTCTACGACTGTAGCTATTAGCTTATTATTAATATATAAGAAGAATCTTCTAGATGTTCCAATATCCTGGTACTCAACTGCTAGGTCATAGACAGTTGGTTTGTCTTCATTCGCCATTCTATATTGACCAGTAAAATTACCATCATCTACTAAGATTTGTGCGAAGCCGCCAAATAGCTTTACTGGCATAGCTTTGGTTTCAGAGCTATTGGTTGACTTTGCTACCTTATAGAATAATACATTGTGTATTTCGTCTGAGTTATCGTACGAATTTATGTTATTTTCGGTAAGTGCAACTATCTCAAAAAAGTATCCATTGTTTGTTTCTGGATTTACTAAAATTCCTAGACCGCCACTGGCACCAGAAATTATTGATGCTTGGCTTGGTGTGCTTGATGATCCTAAATAGTAAGATGACGATCCAATTGGAGTTTGTGCACTATTTACATTATTCTCAACTTTGCCAACAATCCTCATCCTAGAGCCAAAGTGTTTATACTTATCATCTAAAGGTTTGTATACGTATGATATAAAGTCTGTTGGAGTATCGGCAGTTGTGAATGCTGGACCAGTAAATACAAAAGCTGATGACTGGATTGTTCCAGGAGCCATGGACTCTTCTGAAACATTTTCTAGCTGAGGTTTATAGGTTAGAAAGTTTTTAAGAATTCCAGTTCTAGAAGAATTTTGTGCAAGAGAATTATTAGAACCAATTGCTCCAGAAATAACTGTCTGTGCTGTAGCATTTCCAAATAACTGAGATCCGTTCATGACGCACCCACGAACATTTTGGTTGTCTGACCAATAAGAAGAAAGGCCAGCCTGGTGACTAACAATCTTAGTACCAAATTGGTTTCTTCCATGCTTGGCTACTGGACCGTTTGCTAGCTGAGGTCTGCCCTCAATAGTGACATAGTTTGGCTCAGAATATATCCTAACTCTTCCAGTTGGATACATCTTTCCATTAAATGGCAATTTGGCAAAATACTTTTGATAGTCTCTTACGCTAGTTATCCATACCCTGCCAATACCACCAGAAACAGATGCATCTGCAACGAGTTCTCCATTAATATTTTCTTGTAAGATAGTTCTCTCTAGTCCAGGAATTTCAAATTCTACGGCATCGTATTTTATAACTTCACCATTTGCATAGAAGTATCCGTTATACCTTGTAATCCAATAAACACTTTCTCCTAGATCCATAATGTTATTTTCAATAGTTCCGTTAACAACAAGTGGTGGTTGATCGTTCAGAGAGGTGCTCAGTGGAATGGCAGCCAAAACAAAATTAGACTGATTATTCACAACATCATTTACCGATTTTGTATTTTCAGAACCAGCTACCTCCCAAAGTAAAGCAGGTCTATAAATCCATACCTTATCTTTATCTATCATGCTTGCCTGTCTAATAGTTCCGTAAGATCTTTGAATATATCTAGTATTATAGTTAATCTTTCCACCATTAAAAACATCATCTTTTTGACTTGCAATTTGAACAATATTTGCTAGCTTTGCGCTTGTCGTCTTATTGGCTAGTTGACCATCTACAGAAAAATCTTTTGATCCATAGAGTGTTAGGTCTATCTCTCTTTCAGATTCTGAAGGTAGCATATATTCTTTTGACATTACGACTAAGTTATTATACTCGTCAAAGAACATAGCACTTTGGGTTGATACAGCTATATCATTCAATACCTCTGCCAAAGATTTATCTGGTGCCACAAAAAAGTTTGGAATTATTGCCTCTGAGAAATTATTTAATCTCTTAAAAATATAGTTTGAGAATCCAACAGAGTCTAGTACCATAGATACTGCATAGCTAAGGGATGCATTTTGAATAAAAGTTTGTGGCGCTGCCTTTGATTCAAAATAAAAGAATAGATCTCTAAGCTCTATCTTGACAGATCTGTCTTCTGAAGTTAACTCTGGAACTTGTTCGGAGTACATTGTTTTAATTGGCACATAGTAGTCTTCTCCATTAACATCTAGAATAACTTCGTATAGTTTAAACTGAATGCCCTTATTTAAATATCTTCTAACAATGCTATTAGTGTTGTTAGAACTAAATGCCAAGTCATAGTCAAATAGTGATATAGATCCTACCCCTGCTAAAAGTTGCCCTACTGGCATTCCGCTATTTCCAAGGTCGGAAGCGGCCTTTGTAACACTAAACCCCTCCACCTTATCAGAAAGATTTACTGCCAGCCTAGGGGATAGTTCAATTAGGTCAAATGTTGAATCTACCTTATTCATTGTATCTACTACAATGCGTATTCCAGAAATTTCATCAAACTCTCTGTACTTCTTTATTCCGTCTGTTGGGTCTAAGTAAAATGCTGGAGCTGTTAGGTTTGTTGCAAAGTTTGTAAGCTTATTTACCTGAGACTCCTCAAGATGCCATCCGTATTCTGGAACAAAGGTTTCGTAATCTTCTAAATAGTCTAGCCAGATATGATATGTTCCAATCTCATCAGCTGTTTCTTTAATGAGATAAGCCTGACCATTAAGAGATTGCTCTGGAAGAAAGCTTTGTGTATAATACTCATCTGCCTTAATAAAAATATCTTTATAGATTTCTGGAACAATTAGTCCGTAAGAAAGCTCTAAGTATCCGTCTGACTTAATTATAGGAGTTCCGTCTTCTCTTGTTGAGCTAAGGTCGAAGGACACGGCATCTGTCCAGTTATTATCTTTTAATGTTTGAACTTTCCATTTTACTGGAGTTGTGCTATTTTGATTTCCAAAAAATGGATCTTCAAAGTCGCCACCGTTTTCGGAGAAGGTTCCAAGGTCAATATCGCCTATGTTGGTTTGCATTTTTACAACCAGTCTGTTTGCTGGAACTATGTTTTTATATACAACAAAAGGAGATGCATCATCTATAAAGTATTGATTATTAATAAATTTATTAGCAATTCCTCTTTCAGTGCCAGCCTCTGTTCTATATGATGACCAGTATTTGAATTGATCATCTTTATGTGCCATATAATACCTTGGCCTTCTGACCATATCAATATTAGTAAAATGAGTGTACTTACCAGGGAAATACCTAAGTTTGTTAATTCCTGAACGGGGCCTAAATTTTCCGAAACAGTCTTCTAATGAATAAAGAAGTCTTTCTTTTTCTTTTGGAGGCGTAAATAGGATTGGAGTTTCATCGTCATCTTCAAGGCCACCGTCAATAACTACATCTGCGTCTGTTGCATTTGTGTAAAAATTTCCAGAGTCGCTCTCATCAAATGAGGTTACTGCTAGTCCGTAGTCACTGGATGGACCCTCAGATGGGCGGTATCTGTAGTTACCAATCTTTAGAATGTTTTCTGCAATATTCATATTCCATTCTGCAATTACAGCAGAATTAGTTTTAATTGTAGAAGATGTCTCTAAATGATTTAATAGTTCATCATTCTTAAACATTTACACCTCTTCCAGCGTTACCGATATGTTCCAAAAATCGTGTGTATTGGATCCACGCTTAACAACGGTATAGGAAAAGTCTGCAATAAACATTTCGACCAGTTGATTGTAGTGTGGAAGATGCGAGTATGCCTGATCATCATTTCCAAAAACAGAGTATTTGTCATACGCAAGATATACCCAGAAAGAACCTTGATGGTTTTCATACCATCTTAAAAGCTCGACTCCACCAGCGCCGCCATCTGTTGTGTATTGCTCAGAAGAATTTGTTATATTTGGCAAAATACTAAATGAACCATCTACGCCCTTTTCTCTAGATCCAGAAGTAGTTAAGTCAGGCTCTCCAGTTGCTTGCTCAAAGTTTGGCCTTGACTTATGAGACCTAGATGGTAGCATGTCCCAAGAAGTAGAGACTGTTAGCTTATCTGCAATGTGATAAGAGCGCATTCTTCCGTTCACCATGCGCTTACGGCTTTCAATTCTTGTTGGTCTAAAATCTATAGGAGACCTATTGTCATCCGACAGTATTAAGAACTGATCTAAATTTGCTAGATCGCTATTAGAACTAGTATCAGAGTTAACTTCAAGGCCATTTGGAACATACAGGCCATCTACGATTGTGCCAGGGTTTTCAGACCACAGCATGGCTTGTGGTCTTTGATACTTTTTACGGCCTAGCACGTAGTCTTCTGTAGCCATTAAAACTTATTTCCCCTAATTCTTTGAGAGTCGATCTGCTTGATTTGTCCGATAACTGACCTAGCAATTTGGTCTGCATTAGCATCTGTCTTGACGTTAACATTTACTTCATAATTATACACTGAATCGCTTGACTGTGCTCCATTATTTATAGCCCTCATCTTGTCCACACCGTACTTTTGAACAGCATACTTGCTCATTACAAATTCTCCAGGAGTTAGCATTGCTGGCACTGTATCTGTGCCTCTTGCAAATCCACCATCGACAAAGTATTTTGGAACTAGTCCACCCTTAGCTAGAGCTACATAACTGCCTCTAGGCCTTCCTAGCGCCTGATTCGTAGCATTGACATAGTCTGTAACCTGGCTGCCAGATGCAGTTCCTGATGCGATTGCTGGCAAAACTACATCTTCAAAGTACGCTCTATTCCTTGACGCTGTTCCCGAATTTTGTAAAATCTTATTTGGGTCTAAAGGATTTGTTCGCATTTGATTCCAATAATTTACAATTTCCTTAACAATATCCAAAGCAGTTTGCATGGCATCTTTAAACGATTGGCTAGAAGTAACAGCCAAGTCAATTCCGTTCTTTACCTGTCTCCACTCAAGAGATGTCTTTCCAAGAACTACTAATGATGCAGTGTCTGCAGCAAGCTTTGCTTCTGCTTTTCTAACTGCCTCAGTTGCTGGCTCTAGCCTTTGCTCTTCAATCTTAAATATTTCTTTTTGAATCTTTAGGATATCTGCTTCTAATTGCTCTCTTGTCTTTCCGCCAGAAGACCTTAAGCTGCCAAGAGCTCCCTGCCTAGATGCCTCTATCATGTCTCTCTGGTTTCCAATAGCACCCTGTGCAGATTGAGCTCTCATTTCCTGGGCTGCCCTGGCAGCTCCTGCAATGTCACCCTGAGTTAAAGCATCGGCAAGGGAAATCTGTGTTTTCTGTTGAGCAGAGATAGCTTCATTTGCTTTTTCAATCTTATCTAAAGCCTCTATCCTCTTGTCATACTTTTTATTAACCTCATCCTCTTGCCACTCAATTTCTTGAATTCCAGCTTGAAGATCGTCCATCTTAAACTGTAAGGCCCCTATTTCATTTTGAGCCTGAGCCATAATTTCTCTTGCACCTGTTTGAGCAACTCCTTCAATGCTAAAGCTCTTAAGATCAACTTCCATATCAATTTGAAGCTTTTCTTCTTGTGCAGCAAAGGCTTCCATAGCCTTACCAAATCCATCTTGGAAAACTGATTCTTTAAATTCAATGCTGTCTATGACCTGTTGCATTCGAGTAGCAAACTCTGCTGGTAATTCGTCGATCATGCCAGTCAAAAAGTCTTGGTAGGTTTTTGAAAGTGTGGCATCAAACTTAATAGCTGCCTGTTGCAATTCGTTAAGCTTAGTGTTGTTTGTATTAAAGCGATCAGCCATCGCCCTTTCGCCTGAAGCATCCTGAATATCCTGAATTAGCTGTAGTCTTGCTGCTACTAAACCTATCTTAGAAGCAGCCTCATTTGCGTCAGTTGCTAGAGTTTTAAGCTCTTCTGAAGAAATGCTCTTTGATGCAATGGCTGCAGCTAGGGCTGGATTTTCAATTGCCTTAAGTGCTTCGGCAACAGACATGCCAGAACCAACTAGCTTATTGAAAGCGTTTGATTGATTTAATGCTTCTTGAGATGACTTCTTTAGTGATGACTGGTATTCTCCCAAGGCAATTTCGTTAAACATTTTAGCAAGGTTTTTACCTTCTTTTGTTATTGTTAACAGTCCATTTTTAAATTTTACAAACTTTGTCTGTACATCTTTATCAAGTCCAAGGATATAGTCTATAAATGTTGTGTTAGTTCCACTCTTCATTAAACGCTGCTCAAGTCCTTCGAACTGCTTCATGTTTTTATTACCACCAAGCCACTTACTTAGCTCTTTTGCACCGCCTGCGGCATCAACGGCTGCAGACCTTACTTCTTTAAGTCTCTTTAGCGGTTCTGCGTATGGGTCTGTTTTTCCGCCACCTGTGGTGTCCTCAGGATCTTCACCATCAGTGTTGCCGTCTTTGCTTCCTGTGCCACCTTCTCCAACAGTCCAGGCAGAAGCTGCGCCACCATAAGTAGCTTGGTCTACGACTGCGCTACCAGTGCTAGTGATTCCCTTTTCTGCCATATATGCTGCCAAAACGCCTTTATCAGATTTTCCAGCTAAGAAGTCTACTGTTACTTGATAAGATGCCTCATTGTCTCCTCCAGAAATAACATCCCAGTTAGCAATCATTGATCTTAGCTGAGCACCTAAAACTGGATCTTTAGTGGTATCTGCCATTTCTGTAATATACTTAAGGTCTATTGTTTCTGGGAAATCCTTTGTTTTATCCATATAGTCTTTAATAGAGTCAATCTTTTCTTCGCCCTTTACATTTAAGTCAATGGTGAAGCCGTACTTACTCCTAAAGTTAGTTAGCGCTGATAGAGCTTCAAAGCTAGAATCAAAGTCTCGATCTTTTTGAGCAAACATTTGCAAATATATTGGATAATTTTCTTGTTTTACATTAGAAGTTGCAAGCAGTTGCAATAGATCATTTGCCTCACCAGTGCCCTTTGCTTTTACCAATGCGGAAAACTCTGTACTGATCTTTCCACCTGTTTTATCATCAGCAGCTAGCAAGCTAGTTATAACTTGTGGATCAAGTTCTTTAGATAGGTAAGCTAAAGATAGTGTGGCCTGGAACTCTCGGCTATAGCCCTTCTTGTTATCCATTTCATCAATGGCTTTTATAGCCTGATCGCCAAATATTTTATCTGTGCCCTCTGTATATACGTTTGCTGCGGCTGACTTAAATCCATCATCAAAGGTTGTCTTATCCATTGCTAATGACTGCTGAATTATGCTGTCAAAAATAGCAGCGTTAGATTGCCTAATTGTCTCTACGTCTGATTCTCTCTTCTTGTATAAGTCGTTCAAATCTTCTTCAAGAGCTTTTCTCTTTTCAACGTCTGTTGTAGCTGCAAGCTCTGCTTTCTTTATATTTATCTTTTCGTCATACTGTGCTTTTACAGAATCTAACAGTCCTCTATTTTGTGCTAGCTGTTCAGCCCCCAATGTAAGATTTGCACTAATAAGTTTGTTGTTTTCTTCATATTGATCAATTTCTGATAGTGCTGGAAAAATTAACAGTTTTCCTAAAATTGAATTATTAAAAGCATCATCTTCTTTATTTTTGCTGACGCCAGATTCTAGTGACTTAAAACTTTGTTCTAGATTTGCCATTGAGTCTTCTTGAATTTTAAGAGCTATCTCTAATGGATTATCTAAAAGATTTTCTCCATTTTTGCCAAACAAAGATACTAGGTTTCCAGAAATACTTGCTGAAATGGAATAGTCTCCAAGCTTTTCTCCAAGTGCTGCTGCAATACTTTGAGCCTGGTCCTGAGTAATAACTCCCTGCATAATTGCATATCCAAGCTGTCTTGAAAGGTTTTTAGAAATATCTCCAGAACTCATTCCAGAAGATGCCATCGTCTCAATGTCTGCCATCATTGTGGAGCCAGTTTCAGATTCTAGATATGATTGACCAAACTTTCTTTGCCCTCCAGAAGTTCCAGAAATCATATCCTGTCTTGATCTTTTTGAAATTTCTGTAGCAGAAACTGTTCCTATAAATTCGGACATAGCCTGTAACTTATCGCCAGTCATTGTCATCGCTTTTGCAGTCTCAACGCCCTTTTTCCTTGCTTCCTCAAGTGCTGAGTTAAGCAAGTATATTCCAGTAGCTAAACCTCCTATTGCCAAAACTGCAAGTGCAATTGGGTTTTTTAACATTGATAGCATCATAAGTGGCATAGAAACTAGGCCTGCAATATCAGCCCCTGGGCCACCAGACATTCCATATGCCATGGCACCCATTCCAGCAACAGTTCCTGCTGCACCTATTGCTCGGCCACTAGGAGCTCTAGAACTTTGCTTATTACTTGCTCGAACTGCAGAAATTCTTGCTTGAGCATCTTTTGGCTTTACGTATGCGCCAGTTCTGGCATCATAGTACCCGCCCTTTGCACCACGAGTTAATCCAGCTGCTTCTAGGCCATCCTCATATCCAGGAATACTTCCTGCTATCATCGAGTTAATTAGTGGGGCATACTTTTCAGACATTTTAGCTGGGATAACAGCTTCACCAGGTGACAGCATTGCTGGTACCACATCGCCCTTACCCTTTGGCCCTGGCACAGAAACTACCCCATCGTTAAAACGATTCTGAGAAAGCTTTGCAAGAAGCCCAGCTATCCCCCTTGCTGCTGGAAGAGTCTTAGCACCACCACTGCCAACACTTAATATTTTTGATAAAGAGGCTGATGCCCTGGTCGGCGTTGGTGGTTTCGGACTAGGCTTCTTACTAGCTGCTCTTTTTACTACAGCTTTCTTTGGTTCTTTAACTGTATAATCTTTTCCAGACTCTCTAGCGTCAACAAGCTTTTCCATTGTCTCGTATCTAGACTTTTCTGGCAAGGGCAGGGTTTTAATCAATTCGTTAGAAAAACGCATAGCATCTTTTTTAGGAAGAGAATCTAGAAGTGGCAAAATCCTATTTTTAAGATTTTCTGGAATCATGATCTTGGTCTGAGATAGGAAGTTGCTTTCTAGCTTTTTAGTAAAGGTTGGACCAAACATTTTTGAAAGAATTCCACTTCTTCTTAAGCTAATTGCTTTATCTTGAACATTTCCAAAAATACTTAAATATCTTCTGGTTGATCCGCTGGCCTGTCCAGGTCCTTGGGCTGGCGTAAGGCCTAGCTTTCCAAGAGAGTTGGCGTCCTCAATTAATCTTTTGGCTATTGGATTTTTTATTTTTTTAACAGCTGAAGCCTCTGCCCTCTGATACATCTTGTGAACGTCAGACTCTTTTAGCTTTGAGTCATAAGATCTTTTTAATTCAGAAGTGAATGACTTCTCCATGTTTAATATATAAGACTTAAGTTGCTTGTCTGAAATTCCATGATTTTCTGGAAGCCTAGTCAATATCCCAGAGCCAAAAAGTCCCTTTGGCATTTTACGAAGTGACTTTAGGTAGTCCTTTCCAGACATCTTTGTGCTATCTGGATTTGCCGTGGCCTGGTTTGCGAGTGATGGCAGTGCCTCTACCATATTTGAATAAAGTCTAAGATTATTTTCTGGAAGCTTGCTTACTGTTTTAAAAAATTCTTCCTTTAGCTGGTTAGGGTCAATTCCTCTTCTTTTAAAGGCGCCAGACTTAATTCCCTTTTGTAGCTCTGTCTCAAAAAGACCAGCTAGTTGCTTTCTTGTTAGGCCCTCTCCAATGGATGGAGAGAAGTGCGAGCTTTCTAAAGTTTTAGATGCATCAAATCGCATCTGCTTAATCTCTGCAGAGCCATTTTTATATCCAGGGATACCCAAGCCTCTAAACAATCTTGCAGCAAAGCCAGAACCAGTTACCCTAACACCACCTAGACCTGCTGCACGTAGTTCTTGCTTTAGCTGTTTTGCAATAGCTGGATCACGTGCGATAATCTTATCGATTTCTTTAAACGAGAATCCTCCAGGAGTTTGAGTTTCTATGTATGGAGATCTAGGATTCAAAGAATATTGATTGCTGGTTCCTGATACCAGATTGCTACCAAACGGTAGACCTAGCCTTTCAAAGGCTTTTAGCTGTTCTGGAGATGCTCCACGCATGGGCGCTGGCTGAATGAATCTACTAAGATTGGCAGATGGCATTCCAGAATCTTTTGCTCTAGCATATGCCATTAGCATGTCATTAGGGTATGCAGATGACCTTCTAGCTACAGAAGAATTAGCAATAATGTCTATGTTTCCATACCTAGCCAAAGACTTTTCGCTAGGATTAGTGGTAAGAGCATTAAAGTTTTTGCCCTTAGTTCCAAATATCTTATTAATTATGGATTGAAGTATTGAGGTTTTTGCATAGCCATATGTGGGCCTAGCTGATGCTGATGTTGATTTTGGATCTAAACCAAATAAGTCTCTTTCCATGTCTGACCTAGATTGTTTTTGCCTTGGGTTTAAGATTCCATACTTTGTCAAATAGTCTGCGCCAGATTGGGTTTCAAATGCGCTCTTGTACCTTGCACTGCTACCGCTGGTTTTTAAAGCATCCATGAATGTATCTGACTGCATCCTAACGCCAACTCTGGAACGACCTAGCATTGAGGCAAATGGATTAAGTCCAAATCTGAATCCTGGAATATTATCTGAAATCATTGAGGAGACTAGCCCTCTATACTTTTTTGCCTGCTTAGCTGGTATAACGGCTTCGCCTGGGGAAAGCATAGCTGGAACTACATCCCCAGCACCCTTAGGGCCTGGAACAGAAACAACTCCTCTAGCATATTTTTTAGGAGATCTTCCAGCCCCACGAGCTACTGGAGCACCAGTTTCTGGATTTATCCCCAAGAATTTAGATTGCTGAACAATAGCTCTTGCATAAGAAGTTGCCAGCTTATCTACAGCCCCAGCCTCTACAGCAAATGTCTGAACAAGCTTTGCATGTGATTGGTTTAGAGATGATGCTACAGCTGTGGCTTCAAGCTGTTGCTGTGTCATGTAGTCAGTTGAAAGGCCTAGACCTCTAGAGGAGTCGCCAGTTTTTGAAAAGACATTCATTAAAGTAGCAAAAAGCTTAATTATATTAGCAGCACCATTAGCTATAAGACCAAACATCATTAAGAATATTGGACCAACAGCACCGACCAGTGTGGTTGCAACTACTGTAAACTGTTTGGCACCTGAGCTCATCTGGTCAAACTTTTTCAATAGCTCTGCAGCAAACTCTACTATTGGAGTTATTGCCTTTAAGAATTCTTCTCCAACTGGCGCTAAGGCTGCCTGAAATCTTTCAAGTTGTTTTTGAAATTTAAAAAGAGGCGAACTCTCTACTCTCTTTAGCTCTCGTTCAGCAACGATTGCTAGCTCGGCTGTTGAGGAGCTTGTCAGCTTCAGAACTCTCTGTGCCTGAGATCCTTCTTTAATAACATTTTGAAATAGTGTTGATAGACGTGAAAACTGAAACTTACCAAATAATTGTTCGATTGCTCTTGCACGGTTAAGTGGATCTAGGGTATCAAGTGCTTGAGCAAATCCAATTACAATGCCCTTAACATCTCCCTTATTGGCCTCAACAATGCCCTGTATATTAATTCCAAGAGCACCCAGCATCTCTGCCGCTTTTCCTGTTGGATTAATCAAAGCTGCAAGACCAGACTTTAGGGCGTTAGCACCTTCTGAGGCATTAATTCCACCCTCTTTCATGGCTGTCAGGAAGAAGGCTAGATCTTCAACATTTCCACCGAGCTGCTTTACAACTGGACCAGCTTTTGGAATTGCAATAGTCAAATCATTAATCGAAGTTACTGTTTCGTTTTCTACGGAGTTTAAGAAGTTAATCTTAGCTGCTAGGTCTTCCGCTGCCACTCCAAACGCATCTGTAACTGATATTGTTGCTCTTAGGGCTTCTTGCTGATCTACCTCACCAAGAACTGCAAGTCTTGTTGCCTGAGTTACCTGAGCCATAAGGGCAGAGCCTTTTAGGCCCATCTGAGCTGCATCTGCCGCAAGCTCAAGAGTTTTGTTTACTTCAACGCCGTACTTTGTAAAACCATCAGCAAGGCGCTTCATTTCTTCTAGAGCTTTATCCGTTGCCCCGTCTGAGTCAAATGCGTCTCCGTAAACACGCTTAAATCTAATAGCCTGCTTTTCAATTTTTTCAAATTCTTTTACGGCCATAGAGCCAAAAATTGCTAGAGGTATTGTAAAACCAACCATAAGCTGTCTACCAGCCCACTGGGTGTTCTTACCAAAGTTTAGAAGGTTGGTAGATCCTTGCTTAACTAGCTGATTAAAGAGCTGTTGCTTTTGTGCGGCAACGGCAGTTTTAGTTGCTAGATTCTCCATGTCTAAAGCTAAAGGCCGAACAGCAATGGCCTTCATTGCACCACTGCCGTCACGGCCTAGCTTAACATATTGAGTCTGTAAGGTTTTTACTCTTTCACGAGCAACCTTTTCAATTGTGTCAAATTCACTTCTAAATAATCTACCAAAAGTCTTTGTAGATGCTCCAGCATATCTGAAGTACTCCCCCATGCCGAGCTTGTTTTTTTCAAGCGCAGTAGTAAAAGATTCTGCAGTTGTAGATATATTTTTTACACTGGCAGCAAACTGACCAGTCGCATTAATATTATTTATTAAGTTACGCTGGATGTTCTGGGCGGACTGTGCCTGCTGTGCCCCGCTCTTGAGCAGCTGAGCATTTAGCTGAGATATCTGCCTCTGCAGGTTTTTAATTTCTGCTATACCCACAGATGTGTCAACATTAATTATAATGTCGGATCTGATATCATCAGCCATGCATTAGCACCTCCTAGCCGCTAGTCCATATTTAAGTGTTTATTCTGCCGAAGATGCTTGCGTTTCCTGATGCCTCTTCAACAATCTTATAAACTGTAGGAAGGTCTAATAGATCTTCCAAAACCTTTACGTCTTCTGCTAGCTCTGGCTTAAACTGCTGCATAGCAATCTGAACACACTCGATAAGAAGATTCATAGACTTCTCGTTGTCTTCTGAAACATCCTGAATTTCCTGGAACTTCTTTAGGAATGGTCTCAAAAGTGAAATCTTTAGTGGTCTAATCTGAATCTCTTGACCGTCTAGCAATGTTACCTTTTTTTCTTCATTTACTGTAGTTGCCATAGTATTATTTCCTTCCTAGGTTTTTTGTGGCTTTGATAATTATATCACAGAGAGGCTTATTTTTTAGTTAAATCTTCGTAACCAAGGCCCATCCCAATACCAAATCCAGCCTTTTTAGCATTCTGCCCTTGCAGTGCAGTAATATCGTTTGCATCCTTTGCTTTGCCCTTGCTAAACACTCTAGCTTTCATCTGTTCCCAAGCATTGCTATCATTTCTTCCAGTTTGCTTATCTAGGTCTACGCCCTGGATGGCTGCAAAAAACTTTTTTTCTTGATAATCTAATTCTCTTTTTGTTTCTAGTATTGAGGTAAGTTCTGGCATAGATATACTAGATTCCATCTCTTCGTAGTTTTTCCAAATTCCCGTCAAAAAAGCTTCAGCCTCTAGCTTCACAAGGTCTAATCCAGACCAGTCAGCGCCGCTACTCACGGCCTGCTCTTTAACTTCTTTTTCGCTTTCTTTCTTTATCTTAATTCCTGCAGCCACATCTATAATTTTATATATTGAGCTTAAGTCAAGGTTTTCTTCTAGGTCAGCCATTGTCTTAATTGATGGATAATACTGCTGCATGCATATTCTGGCACATTCAGAAAGGAAGAATATAGCGTCGTCGTCAGTTTTTGCAGCTTTTACAAACTCGAAGGCATCCATAAATTGACGTAAATACTTTATCTTAAGTGGGGATACCTCAATACTGTTGCCGTCAAAAAGCTCAACAATAGATGTTTCGTATATTCTGGTTGCCATGTATCTATTATACCAAAAGCAAACTGCCCCAGCAACTTAATGCCAGGGCAGTTCTATTAAATTATATTTAAGCTATTAGCTTGCTGGGATTGTGCGGTCCACGATCTTTCCGTATGACGCTGCGTCATTTGGAAGTAAACGGAACGAAACTTCAAACATTGTTGCTTCGTCACGCTTAGCGCCTACAGTAACACTTTCAATAGAAAGTGCACGGTAAGCAACGTAAATACGTTCAATCTGGTCAGATGCTGCACAGTCACCAGTTCCTGGGCCAACAGCAACTAGACCACGCTCTACTGGACACTCTCCAATGTCACCTGCGGACAGGTTCATTGTTGGGTTTCCAGCAACAGTAGTTAGATCATCATCCTTTGCAGCAAGTGCAAATAGAAGGTTCTCTAGTGTAGCTTCAGCAAATGCAGTATTCAGGTTAACCTGCATACCCTGCTTGTATAGTTTAGCAACGTCTAGAACCTGGTCAACCTGTACTTCTCCGAAGTCAGGCTGGAATACGATTTCAAGACCATTCATTGTGTAACCAACGTTACGGTAGTCAGCATCGTCAGACAAGGTTGTCTTGTACGATACGTCCTCTGTATAAGCTGGTAGATCACCGTCTGTCAAAAGACCGTTTTCGTAAGTAAATAGAGCAGCTGCACCAACAATAATTTGTGAGCTATTACCACGTGTATATGCCATAATTTTTCACCTCTTTTTCATTTTATGGATAAGAGGGCTTTGTTTCCTCAAGACCAATTGTACCACGCTTTTATATAAGAGTATTATTGTAGGATACGTTTCCTGGCGCATATCCCTTGGTGTGGTAGCAGTAATCTATAATTATCTTGTTACCAGCATAGGTTCTGGCAGTTCCAAAGTCTATAATATCCCTAGTCTCCTCTAGCTGATATATCTTGATGTCATGGAAGTATACTGGCAGGAACTCTCCCTTATATAGGCCTGTTGCTGGATTGTAGTCTGGACTGGACATAATCCAATTATTAAGATCTTCTGCAGACTCGTCCCCTCGATCCAGGAGATCCTGAACAGCCTGAGTTGCAAAAATAAGAGCTTCAGAATCGCTGTGCATTTTGTAGAAATAGTAAAGGAGTTGTTCATCTTTGATGTGTGGAAAAGCCCTTCTCCTCATCTTGAACATTCTATCGTATACAGCAAATACGTCCGCAGATGCATCTGGGAAGTTTTCTGTTAAGGCTTGCAGGTCTGTTGGGGCTGTCGGAAAAAATCTCATTAGATTAGCATTAAATCTTTCTGGACCAAGAATCTCTGGTATTTTTGAAGAGAGATAATCATTAATAAATATTGGTGGGTATGACATTGCCATTATAGAACACCAGCCTTTTTAATCCAATTCAAACCGACAGCAATTCCTCGTGATCTACCGCCACGCTTTGCTGAGCTAAAGTTAGTCTTAAAGTCTACTGGGTTACGAAGATAGTTTGCAATTCCAGTTGATTCCAAAAACGACTGTCTAAAGTATCTACTAAAGAATGAGTCAAACACTTTCTGATATTCTCCCTGAACTGGGCCTCCTGGATTTTCTACCCTAACTGGAGAAGATGTAAAAACCTCTTCTCCGTCAACCTCAAAGGCTAGTACAGATTGTTTTGGAACTATTGTAACTGGAATTCCGTTTTCCATAATTTCTGCTTTATTATAAAAAGGAACGGTAGAGCCATTCTTTATACTTCTAGACTGTCTAAACGTAGAGTTAAAGGATAAGCCATTGCCCTTAACGACATAGCTCAAACTAAATAATCTTGAATCTGGAGATCCAGCTTGATCCCACTCATACATATGATGAAGAAGCTGTGGGTTTACTCTTGCATTTGAGTCTATGTATTGCTTTAGTGCAGACAAGGAAGTTTCTCCAAAAGACTTTAAGAATGAAGGAAGTCCTCTCTTTACGCCGTCAAGAAATCCGAATGTGTATTCAACCATGTTGTCCATGTCTCGCATAAAACTTTTAGTATTAATTTTTAAACCAATCATTAGACATCAGCCCCCTGATTTTCTGATCTTCTAATAACAATTTTATAGTATTCCATATTTCCAAAAGGACCAATAAATGGTTGGTTTGTTGCTATTTCAAATATAGTTGATTTCCCTTTTCGGGGACCAGAAGTTTCAGTATAAAGATGATTACAGTTTTTGTCACGTATGTTTGTGATAATTACGTTAGTCATTGCATTTTCAGATTGTCTGCTTGAGATTCTAAGGTCTTCTTTAGCTCTACCCATAAGTATATTGTCTTGTGTTATGTCTACGTTTGGCTTAAGTTCTTCTTTCCAAGCTGTGCCAGCTGTATTAAAGCTGCATGCAATAGTCCTGTCTAAAATCCAACTTTTCTTAACATTGCCTAAAGCTGTTTGCTCTACGATAGGGTAAAAGATGTCTGCTTCCATTGGGAACGTGAAATCTGTTTTGTCTCCACATGCCATTAAAAGACTCCTAATGACTTAATGGGCTTCTGATACTTAGAAAGTATCTTATCCACTAAAATGTTCCCCGTCCCGTCAAACACTCCTGCATCAAATTTAATCTTAAACTGGTCGGTGCTGTAGTCAGCAATATACCTCTTGTAGTAGTCTAGTTTTCCGCACTCAATATCATCTATTAGAAGTTCTGTTGCCCTGACAATCTCTGATGGAATTTTTGCATAGCCAAATTCTCCAACAACAAAGTAGTCATAGCCCCTTGGGAATCCTCTGAAAAAATAGTTAAGATCTAACATATCTGTAGCAGCGGCAGGAAGGATATTTGGGGCTGACTCACTTCTATTAAAGGTATCAACTATGGTCTCTTGTATACCTATTTTATTTTTGTCTAGCTCATACTTAACTGTATAAATATCTGGATCTGAGGAGTCAAATACTAATACGTTATTTTCGTAAAGCTTTAATAGCTTCTTGATGCTGTCCCAAATCGGCAAAATGTCTGCCCCTAGCCCCACAGTAGAATAAACTTTCTTTTTATAATAAAAACCATCGTCAACAACTGAGTCAATTATTGCTCTAGCTAGTTCTTCATTTCTTGCATACTTCTCTATTTCTGTGGCAGTTTCACCTTTAGTATTGGGATCTACGTATGGCCTGACCACGTCAACAATATACTCTTCGTCATCGATAGAAATTGTGTAAGTGTTGTCATACTTGGATGGTAAAGATATTGTCACGTTTGATGCAGAGTTTGAAGTGACAGTTTCAGAAGTAATTGAGGAGTCCGCCATATCTAAGATGGTATATTCATACTCAGTTCCAGGGGAACTAACAGAAACTACAACATCAGTATTATATGGCGGGACCCTCAAAATTTGCATTTACTTGCCAAACTCCCTTGCAACCTCTTCTGGAGTTGCAGTTCTTGTGTGATCACGAGTGAGCCACATCTTGGCCTGGTCGGGGGTTACAAGATTGTATCCCTTATAAACCTTACCTACAGGCCCCCAAGTTACGTTCTTTGTAGAGTGAATCGCAACCTTTTCAACCTTTGGCTTGCTCTTTGGATCTGCTGGCTTTGGGCTTTTTGCAACCCTTCCTGCGCCAATGACCCCGTTAGCTACGGCAGTAATTGAAGAGACGGTACTGTCTCCTATGTTCTGCCTCTTGTTTGTAATTACATTCTCTGCTACTGGCTCGTCTACTGACACCTTTGCAGAATTCTGAACTTCTTCAATTACGGCTTTAAACTGCTCAGCGCTTTCTTTTGAAATTACTGGCTCTCCATCTTCAAGCTTTGCTGGCAACACTTCTTGCTGCTCTAAAGCATCTTCATTATTAATTTCTTCAGACATGAAAGTCTCCTTTTCTTGTTAACTTAATTATAACAGATTAATGAATAAAGGGGCAGGAGCTAATGCCCCTGCCCCCTCAATTTTTTGCTACAGTTTAGCTGTCAGCAGCGGCGTCAGCGAACGCAATGGCGTCCTCTTCTTCCCACTGTAGACCAAAGCGGACGAACACTGTATATTCAATGGTGTCCTTCTTTGGCTGGTACTGACGGTTAACGGTGATGTCTCTCTGGAATCCCCACACACGGTTCTGTGGGAATGTAAGGTCTACATAACCATCTGGGTAGTAAGGAACTTCCTGTACGTCAATTCCTAGAACACGGGTAGTGCGAGCACCACCAAATGTCTGGCCCTGTCCATCAAGGTAGCTCTGGGTATTAGCCTGAGTGTTACCATTCTTTCCAAGTGCCTCAGCAATTGCGTCAGATAGTGTACCGTTGTTCTTAACGATACCCTGGAATGCATCGGTACCTGCGTAGAACTTCAAGTTAGACTTGATTGCACGGTACTTACGTGGCATTGCCAAGATAAGCTGCTGCATAACCTCTGGAGTCCATGCATTGTCAGCTACTGTTACAACAGCCTCGTGTGCATCTCCAGTCTTTGCCTTGTTGACAAAGCCGTCCATAATGTTAAGGAATGGGTTTGAACCCGCTCCTGTACCATTGATGGCTAGATCTTCGATGTCATTTGCAAAAGCATTTGTCATCAAACGAACTAGGTGGTCCTCTAGTGCAGCCCCCTCAATACCATCTTCGAGAGCCTCTGCTGAGACTTCCCAGTCAAGACGAATCTTCTTGGTTGTTAGCTCTACCTTTGAGAACTGAGCGCCAGCGTTTGTGTAGTCTCCTACAGCCTGAGCTGCAGCACGGATTACACGCTCTCCAACGTTTACCTTCTCTAGTTCCATGGTGTTGGCTCGCATAGTTACACGACGACCATCCTTGGCGAGTACAGTTGCATCCCATACGTAGTCGATAAAACGACGTGCCTGTTCAGGGCGTAGAATACCACTGCCTGCATCACCCGAAGGATTTACAGCATTTGGTCCAGTAGTTAGACCATATTCAGCGTTGGGGATGTTGCCTAGTACGCCACCATCTCCATAATTACCAGGGATATTCTCCCCAGCATCTGAGCCAGAGGCAAAAGCACCCTGACCCTGGAAGGTTCCAGGAGTTGTTCCTCCTAGTTCACCAGTTTGACCTGGCTGATTTTTAATAATCTCTTCCGACATATTGTCACCTCCTAAGTGATTGTGTTTATTTGAATAAATCGGCAGTTTTGAGGAAACGTCCGCCCCATAGGGATTTTTCAACCTTTTCTGGTTGAAACTGTACGACCTCGCCGAGATCGCCAGACTTGCGAAAAGCGGTATCTGCCTCAACGGCGTCAACTCGCTTTCCAAAATTATCAAACTCTGATTTTGCAGAACCAAGCTCGCCCTTTACAGAGGAAAGCTCGCTCTTGACAAGACCAAGAGACTTGTTTAGTTCCGATACCTGTTCGTGCAAAGACTTTACAGTTTCGGCTAGATCGCTAAAGGCTGATGTTAGAGTACTCTGGATTTCAGTTACTGCGTTAACAATTACTTCATCCGACTTAGATACCTCATCGACTTCTGGTGCAGACTCTGACTTCATTTCGTCTTCTGACTTCATTTCGTCTTCATCCATATCTGCAGACTTCATTTCTTCCTCATCCATAGATTTCTCTTCGGATTTGGCATCTTCGTTGTCCATGGACTTTTCTACTGCATCGTTAGTTGTGGCATCTGCCTCTGGAGCGACCTGTGTTTCTTCAACTACCTCATCGTTTTTTTCAACGATGTCTTCAGTTGTTTCATTCATAGGATTTCCCTCCTTGTTAATCTTAGAAGTATTAATGCCTTTAGCACTATCAACTAAGAACTTTATCATTTCTGTTTTTTCGCTGTCGTTTTTTTCAACGAAACCTATATTTTTCATTAGTGACCCATCTATTGGACTTTCTTCAGACTCTTCAGATGAGACCTTTACGATTCCGTTTGACCTATCCCAAAAAACGTTTTCAAATTCTACGTCAAGGTTCTCGCCCTTAATCATGTCTACCCCGTCCACCTTTTCAATAGAAAGTATATTTGCAAACTGGTTGGCTGGATTATCTACAAGAGAAAGCTCTACAAGGTCATAGTCTTTAATGATTCTGATTGACTTATCAATTGACTCATCATATCCATCATCCCACTTATTCATCTTGCCACCGATAGAAAATCCAGAAAGGGTTCCGTCCAGAACCTTTTCCCAAGTATTCTGAGCACCCTTAGAAATGTATGCAGAAACAAAAACTCCAGAATAGAATTTTTTAGTGTCTGCGTCAAAGAACTTTTCTTCTTTAAAGTTAACCATCTTGCCAACAGATAGTGGCTGGTGCATCTCACGGATGTTGCCACGGAATTTCTTAAAAGCTTTTACACTAGCTTCTGTAGTAACTATGTCTGCCTGCTTGTCAACATTGTCAAGTGTGGCAAATCCTGAAACGATCCTTCGTTCCTGGTCAACCTTACTAAATGGCATAGACAGTCTTACACTGTCGCCATCCATATCCCATTGCGCTTTTGACATAGTCATTCTATTCTAATTATATCGCTTTTTTATCAAATTATAGATAAAGGACCATTATATCAGATATTATTCTGAAGATCGGCCTTCTCCTTGAGCATTTCTACCTGATATGGTAGCCGTACTGTCGGACTGGTTATTTGTTCTCTCGGTGTCCCTTTGTCTGTTGCCAGCTAGGTTGGACCTAGAATCTGCAGCCTGTCTTGTAGACATCTCAAATGGCTCATCTCCGTCTGGCCTTTGTGGCAAGCCAAGAACTTCTCTGGCCTCATTTGGAACCATAATCTGAGTCTTAACATAACGCTCTAGAATCTGTGACTGAGCAATTTCATCAGTGAGGGTAAGCTCATTAAATCTTAGCTCAAGGACGTCTGTCTTTTCCTTAACAATTCTATTTACAAGCTTCTCAATAGTCCTCTGTAGAGGTCTAGCGACCTGCTCCTTAAAGGTACGGTCCTGAGATAGCGAAGATGCAATACTTGATGAGTCGGATCCACCTATCTTTGACAAAGGAACCTGATGCGCAACAAGGATGTCGTCACGATTACGCAATCGGTACTCATTAAACGAAGCCTCTTGAACATTATTCTCAACTGGCTTCATTTCAAACTCAACCTTGTTTTGATCTGTGTCGCCTGGAAGTGGAATGTAAAGGGTTCTATGAGACTGCCCTTTTAAGTTTGTTTGCATAAATCTGAACAGCTTGTCTTCAGCCTCTGAAGAAAGCTTGGCGCCCTTAAGAGTAAAGATGTACCTAGGAACTGCCTTATTGCTAAAGTAGTCTATATTGTACTGTGATGCCAGCTGGTCACCATGTAATGAAGATACAGCAGACATAATGTCTGGTATACCGTAGTAAGTGTTTAGCGGAGAGTACTGCTTAAAATGAATAATTTCATTTGGACGTGGGTCCTCAGTAATAGGATTTATGTTTGTAGCTTCAAAATTTCTAAAGTAAACTACTTTGTTTCCAATAATCTGAACATATCCATCCTTTAGTCTACGAACACGCATAGTTGTTGCAGGGATGTGACCAATATATCCGATTTCTCCACGTGTAGTTCTTCCAATTTCTAAATAGCCATTTCCAGTAGACTCGTAGTCAGTCAGAACCTTCATCATTATATTAGTAAAAGCTTCTTCATCATTAAGATTTTCTAACCAGTCACGCATTTCCATCTTTATTCTTTCGATGCGCTTTCTTGCCTTTTCTCTTGCTGAATCATTTTCGTTAGACTCTAGCATCATAAGCGTTCTATCGGAAACATGGAAGTCGTATCCTAGGCCTACTGTATTTTGTACTTTTGCGTCAATCGATGCATGGTTTGCAAATGACGTGTCATAAAAATTAGCTAACTCATAAAGATTCCATGGCGGAGTAATGACATCAAACATACCGTAGCCATTACGATAAACAGTCCCTGGGTTTATTTCTTTTGAGGTTGCACCGTTCATACCAGAATTAATTGCAAGAGCGCTATCTAGATAAACTGGATTTGAGGTATCTAAGTTTTTTGGAACTTGAACATCGTAGGCCTTTGACATTCTGTCTGTTCTACGTTTAAAGTTTTTCTCTAGGCCAGTCAGACCCTTTAGATCATTCCAGGTCTTGTTAAAAGGATCTTGAGCCTTAAAGTCATCTTGAGCTATTTCTGACTCTGGCAAGCCCAAATCTCTAATATAGTAGTCTTCAGACATTATTCTTCATCCCCATACATCTCTAATGTTTTCTTTGCAGCCATTACAGCACCAATATCGTTAAGTGATGGAATAAGGCCTTGCTTCATACGATCAATTTGTTCTGAATGCTCTTCTTCGCTAATTCTTGCGGTCCCTGGGAAAAATACTGGAGAGCCATCTGCTTCGCCATAGTGGGCTGCAGTCTGCTTTAACTTTGCAATTTGATTTTCATCGCCCTTGTTAGCTGGAACATTAAGGACATTGCCGTTACCATCAGTAAACCATTTGCCGTTAGACTTTTTCCAAACATATACGCCCCAGGCATAACCGCTGGGCTCTACTAAAGTGACTCTTGCTTTGCCAAGAGCTTCTGCAAATTTATCTTTCATGACCACAAGTATACCACATTATACCGCTTGGTACACTTGTGAACGCCAAGCAATATCTTCAGCGACCGTGTATGAGTAATCTCCGAACCGAATCTCGATTTCATCATCAATAATTATCTTATTTGTGCCAGTATATATCTTATAAATGTCTGATGGATCAACCCCATAATAGCTAGTTGTTGCAATTACTAGAACATTTTCCCATAAAAATGGGAATTTCCAATAATCCCACTCTAATTCTGTGGTTTCTGCTATCTTTACCTTAAACCAAGGTCTTTCGATAACTGTCTGAACCTCTTGCAGGTTTGTAGACTTGTAGTAAGATATGTTGTTATATGTTAATGGTGCTGTCAGTCTTAAAGCTCCCGCATAGTTCCCAAATTCTTGGGTATTTGCAAACCTAATCCCTAGCATAGCCCATTCTTTTACAGTAAGAATAGGATTTTTTACGAGCTTTCCATTCAGGAAAAATGACAGCCCATTCTCCAGCTTACCCTCGTCATTAATAGCATAAATCTTAGCTCTTTTACCCTGAGGATCAACGGCAGACATGTAAAACTTTATGTAAGAGTTCTTGCTCTGTATCTCAAATACCTTGGTTGGTGCATAAGGGAAAAAGTCTTGATCAAATCTCATGGCCATTTGCATAGCAATTACCTTATAGTTTTCAGATTTTGCCTCATTAATAGGCACAGAAATCCCTCTATTCACAAGAGGGTCAAAGTCTCCACGAACAGTAATTCCACTATTCCTAGTCAAATAAAGATATGGCGTGCTGCCCTTATAAATCGAAAATGGGTTTCTTTCTTTATAAGTAAAGTAAAAGCCATCTTTTCTATATGGATAAATGTCATTGCCAAACCTTGTGCCTACTGGAGTAGGAGATGTTTCTGATAAAGACATTGATGCATACTCTAGAGATTTTATGGATATCGGAGTGTCCTTAATGCTATTGGATATCATCTCTATGTGCGTAACTATAGCAATATCTCCAAATGATACTGATTGTGGAGGATAGATAATCATATTGTCGACAACTTCATATTTTGTATTTATCCAATTGTCTCCTGGAGATATTATTCCATTTTTAGGTGCAAGCTCTGTATTTACAAAAAGCTCAGCTGGTTTGTTTGCTCCTGTTTCTAAAAGCTGGAAGGTTATGTAGCTTTTTACTACTGAGCCAGATGTGTCATATTTGTAAGATACACTAGACCTATTTTTTAAGTCTTCATAATTTTCATATCCAGTAAATAGCTGATTATCTAAAGAGTCATAGTTTCTTTGGACTGGGCTAGAATACTCTTCCTGAAGCTCTTCGTAAGTCCAGCTACCCTGTTCTGCATCTTGTACAAATATTGATGGAGAAGGATAATTAATATTAAATTGTATAAAATCTAGATCAAGCTTTTCGTCACCTCTTGAATCTAAAGCATTTTTAGCAAAAAATGAAAGAGGGATGTAGTCTTGCCAAGAAGAGTCTGCAGATACCAAAAGACCAAAGCCAGAAAGACTGTCGCCAACTTGGATTCCGTAGCTTGGGGTATGTCCACTTATAACAGATTCTGAATATTCTTTAAGCGTTCCTCCATCATATAAAAATTCAAAAATTGAGTTATTGTACAGCCCAGCATCTGCCACGTTTAAGTGTGGCAAAGAGCCATCGACAAAATCATCGGATATTGGCAATCCGTCTGGACCAAATGCAGACGATATCTTGCTTAGATTTTTAGCTGAGCAAAAACCAATAGTATAGACTTTTCCACCAAAAACCTGTGAAAAGTCTTTCCTGCTTCCAACGTATACTGATGGAGATGACAATCTTCCAAAAAACTGAGCAGCCTTTCCTCCGTAATAATCAGAGAATTTTCTTATGTCTAGGGCTATGGCATTCTTTTCTCCAACACCAGCTAAGTATTCCCTTTCCTTAGAAGCTATAAGATAAGACTGCCCCCTTTCGTTAATAAAATATTTTATGCCCTCGGAGTCGAGCTTAATTTCAAAGGTTGTTTCGGAAGACCTATCTTCAATAACTATAAGGGTTTGCTCCGATGATGGCAAAGATCCTTCTTTACAGACTACATACAGTCCTCTAACTTCTTCGTTTATAAGGTTTGCATTTTCAAAAAATAGATGGCCGCTTGAAGAGTTCCAGGAAGAATCAGGCCTTATTTTAATAAATAAGTCAGATTCATTTTGAGCTTCTTCTAAGTCTAGCAGCCACTCGCTTTCTGTTTTATTATTAAACTTAGCAACTGGGGCGGTATACGAAGGGAAAGAAATAGAGTTTCCATTAATCAAAAGGTTATCGTAGGCACCCTGTTTCCATTTCCCGAGGCTTGGATAGTTATAGTTTTTAGAATATTTTGAAAAAGGATAGTCGATAAATATAGAACTTCCACTATAGGCATTATTTATGTTTTCTGGAAACTCTACGCCTTGACCGTAAACGAACCTTCTCTTTGCCATTTGATCTGGCACTCTATAGCCATAAATTGCAATACCATCTAGGTCTATTGGAGAAACGTCTCCATATGACCAAAACCCTAGCCAATCATTATCTAAAGTTAGTGTGCTTGACGCTACAGTTCTAGGCTCTGGAAATTCTAAGGATTCTGCTGCTATAGATAGCTCTCCAACCTGCTCACCATTTATTACCAATCCTATAGAAGATGCCGAGTATCTTATTTGAATTAGTAGTGGCCTATACCATTGACCAACATAGTGTCTGATTACATTGCTACCAACCTTTAAAGATATTGAAGATCCGTTAACATATAGCCCATCTGAGCCACGAATATTTCCAAAAATTCTTTTTTCTTCTGTTGTATCAGAGTTTATCCTAGCCCAAAACTCAAAAGTGTAGTCTTTGTATTGTCCAGCTTTATTTAAAAATCCTAGCCCTGGAACAATTAGTGATGGAACAATCCCACCACTTTGCTGGACTATTGTACTATTCGTTGCCCCATAAACTAACGGAATTCCAGAGTTTTTTGCAGCTAAAGAATTATTCCTAACTAGATAATATCCAGTTAAGTCCTCTAGTCCATAGGCTTTAGCTGGAATAGCATCTATGTTCGTAGCACCAAAGATACCTACAGGAACTTCTACTGGAGTAACCCCAAGGGAACTGGCATTAAACTCTTCAGACCATTGACCTAAGGAGACTCCATTTACTAAAAATGAGAAATCCTCCAGGGTTCCCCCATCAAAAAAATTAGCTTTTATTACTAATCTTATATAGGAGTTGTCCGAGGGCAATGGAAACGTTTCTGAAACAAATATCCAGTTTTCTGTAACTTGAGATGGAAAAGACTTTAACCTTTGTACTAGGCTACCGCTTGTGGCATCAAAGTACTCATAGCCAATTTCAAATCCAGAGATATACGGGGTCTTACTATAAAGCATGGCAGAAATAGAAAAATTTGATAAATCTTGATTTAGATCTGAAGCTGCAATTATGTTAGGGCTAACAGCTGTAACGCTAGATGAGGCTTCTAGACCTATCGGTTGAATTTCTGTAGTATGGCTTTCAGGGAACGGCTCATCTAAAATAAAAGGAACTGCCTCAGCTGTTCCATTTTCTATATCCCAAAGTGTTAGGTCTCTATTTGTCTCAGAAATAAGAGAGACGTAGTCAGCCTTATCGTCAAGGGGCCAAAAGGCTATTGGATGCTCTGCAAAGATTTTCTCAGCATATAAACTAGAAGGAGTAGACATAAATCACCTTGTCTAGTTTACCACATAAAACCTAGAATCCTCGGATCTCCCAATTGTCCCACTCAACTTTATCATAATCTACGTTTGGGAACCAGGACTGACCCTTAAGGCCCATCCATGCTTGAGAAAGATACATCCTACCATCTAGAACTGGAGTTATTTTTCTCATGTCTTCGGCATTACCCTCTTCAAAAATAATGAGATCTCCAGGCGAGTAGTCAACCTCTGACTCTTGCTGCGTTTTGTTATTTATAGAAGTAATATTTCCACCAGAATAATTATTATTCCAAAAAATATAAGACACAAGCGTATGTTCTGGCCTGTTTGTATCTGTATGTGGAAGTTCTCCAGAGCCAGTGAGATATCTAGCAATATAGTGTTTTGAGAACATCGGTGGTAAATACTCTAAGTCTTTATTCATTTCAGTAACGATGTCGTAAAAACCTTTAGAATACTTAGAAAAAATTTGCAATATTTCATCCGAGAATTCTCCACGTGTCCTAATATCAAAGGTTATTGCGTCCTGACTATATAGATTATCGTGAAGTGGTGTGTGATTATCTTTTGTATGAAAGGTAGATAATTCCGCATATTCATATACGGTTTTAACGTCTTCTGGAGACAAAAAATTCTTTATTACTATCATTTAAAAGACATCCTTATGTGAGAGTTGTTACTTGAGCATCTAGAGCAAATTTCCTGCCTAGCTTTTGTTACTGGACATTCCTGTATTTTTAAGTCGTGTCCAAATATAAAACACTTTAATTTATTAAAGTTCAATCCAGTTACCACCAAAAAAATTAGGGGTTACGTCATATGCAATTGTAATCCTTGGCTTTTCTTCAAACCAGTCGTCTCTTCCATGAGGGTGTCCAGTTTCAGATAATATTGCACGGTTATTCTTGTTAATATTTTCAAATATTTGACCAGACCTGTCTATATCATAGAATGTTTTTGATGGCTCTGCATTTATACAATAATAGCCATGAAAAACTGGTGACCCAGTGCCCCCAGCATGATCATGGAAAAACATTTTATTTTTTAATGGATTAACCCCAAAATCAGCATTTTGAGTTTTAGGGTCTAGATTAAACCATCCAT